ATGAAAAAGATAGTGAAAATCTTAAAGGAAAAAAAACTAGTTGCTAGTTTTATGGTAATGGCTTTAACAATGACATTAACTAGTGCTACAGCATTTGCAGAGGGTGAGTATGCACCACGTAGTATGCTAGATAGTCAGATACAAACTTTACTTGTGAACACTGGTTCTGATTTAGTACAAACTGTACTTGCATTAGTAGTTATTTTACTTCCAGTAGGTCTTACATTATGGGGAATTGGATTCGGTGTCAAAAAAGGTCTGAATTTCCTTAAGAAAAATGCTAATAAAGCTATTGGATAAAAGCTTAGTATTAAGACTAGAGATTAAACCCTCTAGTCTTTCTTAAATAAGGGGGCAAAAAATGAAAAGATTAATGTGTATTCTGTTGATTGTCCTAGTACTTAGTACAACAGTAAACACTGTACAATCAGAAGCTAGTGTATTTCTTTTATGTGCAGGTATAGGACTAACAGTAAAACAGGTTACTGTAATAGCTACGGTAATAATAGCAAGTGGTGTATATCTTGAAAACTGGGAAGAAATAGACAAGGCTGTATATGAATTTTGGACTAATGCAAGCAGTAAAGCTAAGAAAATATTTACAGAAGCTAATGGACTTTTTCAACAGGCTGCTGACGGTGTAATTAATGTTACACAAGAAGCATGGGATTGTTTTTCATTGTGGTTAGATGGACTCTATGGTTGTAATGAAAAGCAGATTTTGAAGGCTATGGAAATAAGTACTGCATATCCCAAACCTATGGATTTACCTAAGTTTGATATAGAAGTATATCGGGATAAAGGTATGAAGTATGAGTATGTTTTTGCTCACAAGAATGTGTATGATGATGGAACATATAAATGGGATTATAAAATAATATTTTCTGCAACTAAATTATACATAGCTAAAAGAGAAGGCTTTTATGGATATTATTTGCATTCGATAGGTATCACAACAATGTATGGGCTACTTTGTACTGCTGATGGAGAAGTGTTAAATGCTCACAAATATACTTTAGAACCACGTCAAAGGATACATTGGATAGGTAATGCTAGAAACGGAGTGTTTGAACGTGATACGGGGTATGAATATATACATGGCTACCCACTAAGTCTTGCACCTAGTCCAGATTTTGGACTAACAAATATAAATGTAATGGAAAAAGATTATGCCGAACAATTACAAGAAAGATTACAAGCTGGTGGTATTACTATACCTCTTCCCGGAGAAGAAGAACTTCCAGAAGTAACTACTGGTGGACTTTTGAACGATGCTGGAATTGATACAGATGGTGATTCTGATACTGGAACAGGAGAAATAGATGGAGCATTCCCTATAGATGACCTGATAGACAAAATAAAAGGCGGTACACTAGATATAGAGAGCCTTTATAATTCAGTACTGGAAAGATTTAATTACAACATATTTGCAGACACTCTGAAAAAAATGGAAAAGCTGAAAGATGCACCAAAGACACCACCTAAAATATATATCAATCTACATAAGATACTAGATGCTACTAAAAACATGGGAGACTTTGATAATGTTGTTGAAGATAAAGAAACGATTTTTATTGACTTTGCCATCTTGGAAGAATGGAAGTTTCAGGGTATGTCTGTTATCGAGTGGTTCAGAAAATTAGTTAGTATGGGAATGATTATCACAACATTTTTCCATATAAAACATGTTATCATGCCACAAAAAGCTATAAAGGGGTGATGAAATGTTCTTGATTGAAGGTTTGTTAAATCTTATATTGGGTGCATTAAATTTATTACTACCTGCCTTTGGGTTAAGTGATGAATTTCTTGTATCACTAGATTCAATGTTTTCAATGTTCATTGATATATTGATGAATGTTGGTTTTTTTATAGATTTTAATGTATTTGTGACTTGTATCCTTGCCATGATAGCTGTAGACAATTACGTATTATTAATACGTATAGGGCAATGGATATTTAATATAGTAAGGGGGTCAGGTTGATGAAAGGTATATTAGGTTCAGTAATAAACTTATTGTTAGTAATACTGGTGATACTTCTATTAGTCCTACTAACATATATCTTAATCAAAGTAATTAAGATGTTATTTAGGCTTAGAAGATATAAGAAATTCAGAAAGATAAAAGGATTCAAGAGAAGCCTTAAAATATTTAGTTGGATAGTACTTAAAACAAGATTTTGGAAGCCATTAGACTTTGTTAAATGGATTCTATATGACATAACACATGGTAAAGACTATTTGAGAATGTTCGGTATATGGGCATTCACTGGCTATTATGGAGAGGGTAAAACGTTAGGTGCAGTAACATTCGCTAAAAACATACAAAAGAAATATCCATACCATAATTTCCAAATCGCAAGTAATACAGATGTATCGGGACAGATTATGAAGATAACACGTTGGGAGGATATACTTACCCTTCCACAAAACACGATTGTAATATTTGATGAAAGCCAAAATGATTTTTCTAGTAACATGAGAGATTTTCCAGAGGACTTACTTAGAAGGATAACCCAGTGCAGAAAAAGGAAGTTAACCCTGTTCATGACAAGTCCAAAATATACACGTATGAACATAAACCTAAGAGAAAGTGTCAACTTCATAGCAGAATGTAAAAATGTCATGAGTATGGACAGATGGTTCACATATAAATTCTATAGAACTGAAGACTATGAACAGTATTATGATAACAAGAAGAAATTACGAAGGAATATCTATCTTAAATTTAGTTTTATAGCCACTAATGATAATTACAGGGCATATAACACTATAAAAGAAGTTGAAAGTGTTAAAACATCTGATGAAGATGTCAAGAAGGTGAAAGCTTCACCGACAACAGTTAAGCGTATGAGAAATGAGTACATGAAATATATAGAAATACTAGAGAAGAGAATAGAAAAGTTAGAAACCTAATACGAATTTTGAGCTCGTCTCAAAATCGTTTAGGGTTCTAACTTGCTACCCTCTATGTAAAAATATTAATCAAAAAAATCGTTTCTATAATACTTGACGATAACAACACTTAACGGAATTTGTAACAAACATCATATATGTATTAAAAAGTTAAATTAAAGAGGTGGTATTGTGTATAATTGTAAGATTTACGATTATGGTGAAGAAAAACAGTACCGATTCTATTCAAAAGTGTATTTAAAAGATTATGATAAAAATGATGATGAAATTAAAGATGAGAAAAAAGAGAGTGATAACGAAAAAGATAATCAAGATAATAATGATACAGAATTGAATAATGATGAATTGGTGGATAAAGATAGAAGTACCATTTCAAGCCTTAATCGTACAGTTAATAAGATATATGAGTATGCTCGTTCTAATGATTGGGAGTATTTTGTGACACTGACATTTAACACTAATATTGATAGATATGATTATAGTGAGTGTTCCAACTGCATGATGAAATTTTTAAATGCAACTAAAAAATCCAATCCTGATATGAAGTATATAGTTGTTCCTGAACTTCATAAAGATGGAGCATATCACTTCCACGGTATCTTTTCAAATATACCCAATGTAAAAATGATTGATAGTGGTATTTATAGTTTTGGAAAATACACATGGAAGAAAGAAAAAATACCTGAGAAACTATTGAAAGAATGTAGATTGATTTATAACATGGGTCGTTATAATTACGGTTATAGTGATATACAGGTAGTTGAGGATAGTAAAAAGACAGCGAATTATATATGTAAATACATTACCAAGGAATTAGTTGTTGCAACCAAGAATAAAAGGAGATATTGGACTAGTAGAAACTTAAACAAACCTATGGTAACAGAGATGCTTTTACAGAACGAACATAAAGAACAAATAAAGGAACTATTGAAAGACAAAATAATATATCAAAAGAAAGTTGATATTGATGTGGGTACTTTCCATAATGAAATTGAATACATAGACATAAAAAAAGCCAAAAAAAATAGACTATCAAAGAACAATAGTCTGTAACTTTTTAAAAAATATTATAATTAATTATAACATAGAAAGAAGGAATTTACAATGAGTATAAACTTAAAACAAGCATTTGAATTATTTCTACTTGAAAAAGAATCAACTTGTTCAGAGAAAACAGTAAAGAATTATAAACATGATATTGGTTATTTTATAGATTATATAGTAAATGAGCGTAAGCAATTAATAAATGATATTGATATTGATTCAATTAATTTAATTGATATAAAACGATATGTAGTAATGTTAAAGAAACGTCCTAAGCTTATTAATCATCCAAATAAACCAACAGAAGATAAATCTATTACATCAACTACAATCAGAACCTATAGTCGACATTTGAAAGTTTTTTTTAACTTTCTGTACAATGAAGAATATATGGAAAAGGAAATTATGAAACGATTTAAAATGGTTAAGGAAGAAAAGAAAGCTATCATTCCATTAACAGCCAATGAAGTTAGTCAAATAGATAAAGTCTATAATCCTAAATCAATGATAGGATTAAGAAACTTATGTATTATTCATTTAATGATTGATGAAGGTCTAAGAGTTGGTGAAGTTGTTAGACTTCGTATCAAAGATGTATATTTTGATAAAAACTTATTATTCATATGTTCCTCTAAAGGTAATAAAGAGAGATTAGTCACATTAACACCAAAAGTTAAAAATTATTTATATAAATACTTAATACTTTATCGGTCTATTACAGAAGAACAACTGTGTGATTTGAATTTTTATAATGATGATATATTGTTATTGCAAAAGGATAAATCACCTATTAATCATAATGTTATTAAACAGATATTCTGGAGATTAAAGAAAAAATCTAATATTGATAGATTAAAACCTCACTTACTTAGACATACATTTGCAACTAGTTATATTCTTGGTGGTGGTGATATTTCATCATTGAGGTTATTACTTGGACACTCTGATATTAAAGTTACTGAAAGATATTTACATATGTCAAATACATTGTTTTTAACTGCTGGAAAAGACAATATTTATAGACTGGATAAAGTGTTTTTTAAGCGATTTTACGATACTTTCTCCACCCGATTTTAGTAGTCAGAAGGGGTATTATACTATTATAGTATAGTGCCCTTTAAATTAGCTCTAAAGCCTTATAGAATCAATAAAAAACCCTCGGCAAGCACTAAATTGCAAACCCAGAGTTTCTGTGACGTGCGCAAGAAGATTCGAACTCCCGGCCTTCTGATCCGTAGTTTGAAAATAGTTTTATAAATTATTTAAAATTATTTTACATTCTTCAATTTATCTAGCATTTATTGAATCCCCTTATTTTTAGATATAAAATATTTTAATATAATTTAATATGTTTTTATATTTTTTAGGCACGTTTTAGGCATGAAAAAGAAAACAAGCCTAATGAAAGACTTGTTCACTTTTTTGCAACTTTAAACCTTTAGAAAAAGCTTCTTTATACAGACATCTTGAGTATACTTCATTTGTATTATTAATATACTCTTCTAAACGGTATCTTATCTCTTTATCTTTTATTTTTTTAATCAGCAATGTTTCTTGTTTCTTGTAATAATAATATTGTTGAGAAATTCTATTTATTTTTTTATCAAATAAGTAGATTTCTTCCTCAATGTCAAAATACCCATTGACATTTCCAGATTCTTCAGGTATCATGTCAAAACTGTTGATAAACTTTTCTCCACCCATACCTATTACTTGGGTAAGAGCGTTAAAGTCATCTAATTTTATATAGCGTCTATCCTTAAAAGGTATAGACATGTACAAATTAGTAACTTTTTTTAGCAATGGAAGTACTTCTTGTGCCACTTCCTCTTGCTTTCTAGCATCTACTATAAGGGTATAGTTTTCTATATCCAGTATGGTAGACACTATTTTTAGGAACTCTTGTATGTACGCTATGGCTTCCTCCGTAGAGAAAAATCCCCATGCGATACATCTAAGAGTTTTTTTGTTATGGTCGACCACAAATTTGTAATTACAATTATTTTGTTCTTTTCTTCTAGCTACTTCCATATTCTGTTACCTCCCGTATGTATATTATCAAATACCTGTTACTTATATTATAATACGAACTGGTGTTCGTGTAAAGCTTTTGAGTAAAGATAATACACATTACGAGGAATCAGCATTTTTAATGTCTTTCATTGTCAGCATCTCCCAATAGTTTATATATCAATACAAAGGGAGTTCATACCTAATTTAACCATTCTGATTCTCTCCCACAAGTTTATTTTAGGGCATTGGTATTACTCAGTCCTATCCCTCTAGGAGCGTTTTGTAATAGCACATATCCCGATTATTATTTTGTAGGGAGTTTAATCTATATGGTTGTTAATAATACAAGGTTACCGACCTCCCACTGTTATATTAGAGACTTGGCATTGTTCAGTCCTGTCTTTGCAGGAGCATATTACAATAACACATATCCCGATTTATGGTTGTAAGATGAAGGCTGTACTTGTATTTATAATAGTCCGGACTATTTTGTTTTGACAATCCTGTTTTGCTCGAATTACCAATTACAGCTGTTAGGTATATTTTACCATATTACTAGGTCTATGGGTTTCTGAATACTATTCTTAAAAGAATAGATTACAGAACATTCACTCTTCTATTAATAAATCGCATACCTTAATGTTAAATACTTTAGCTATTTTTTCTAGTGTTTCTAACGTAGGTGATTCTTGATAACTTTCTATTTTCGATATAGTTGACTGCATAACATTAGCTTTCTTTGCTAGTTGTGATTCGTTCATATTATGTAATTTCCTTAATTCTCTAATTTTAAGCTTTATCACAGATGTCTACCTCGCAAGTTTTTTATTTAATTATACTTTAGCCTAGTAGTGTAATACATTAGGGGATTACTGGAAATAAAAAAGACCGTTTTACCTATCTTTGATATTATTCCATATTCTTTGCTTAGTCTCTTCATCATCTGCACTAGGTATATTTTCATATTTTTTAAGCGTGTTTCTTAGTGCATCATCTAACAATTTATCTTTCTGCTTTTTCTTCTTTAAGTTCTGCATTATCTTCTTGATGTTAACCATGCTGTCCCACTCCTGTCAAATTATGTATTTAGTTTATGTCTGGACTATTAATAGAACTATAGTACTCCCCCACTCCTGTTTTTTTGTTGTCCTTTACACGAATATATGTTCGTGTTATTATAATATCAGGTGATAAAACATGAAAGTGTATTTAAAAAAGCCTTAAATGAAAATTTAAATTCCAGTTTTCGAGGACTTGTAAAAGTGAATTCCATGAACCTAGAAGTTACATTTGCACATAGTTTTGATTAGCCGGTGATATCCCGGCAGTCAAGGGCGAGCAAAGCTCGTTAATCTTGACCCTTGACAGCCTTAACAACCCAAAAACCTTATTATTGGTTAGCAGTTCAACTGCTGACCTGGCACCGCCGAGGTCGGGGTTTGGGGCAGAGCCCCATTGCTTTTTCCTGTATAATCATAGGTACAGTTGATTGCCTGCCTGTGCAGGAAAAGAGGTTCATATGAAAACTAAAACCAAAGGCAATCAAAAACATTTAACACTATCACAACGTATTGACATTGAAAAAAGCCTTCTTGCAGGTGAATCATTTGCCGCTATCGCAAGGAAATTAAACAAAGATCCCAGTACAATCTCAAAAGAGATTCGAAGACATTCAAAAGTTAAAGAACGTAAAAATACTGATTTTGCACCAATCCCATGTAATAACAGGAACGGCTGTGAAATCAAGTATCTATGTGATGAGACTTGTGAACGCAAATGTAGACTGTGTGTCAAACCGGATATCAAATGTATTTACGTTTGTCCTAATTATGTGCCAAAAACCTGTGATAAGCTAAAGAAACCACCATATGTCTGTAACGGTTGTGGTAAAAGAGTTAATTGTTTGATGGAAATGAAAATCTATTCATCAAAGTATGCTGATGACTGTTATAGAGAATTATTAGTCTCCAGTCGCGAGGGTATTAATCAGACACCAGAGTCTATCATGAAAATGGATGAATTGGTTTCACCACTAATAAAAAAAGGTCAGTCAATTGCGCATATTTATGCCCATCACGCTGAAGAAATTGGATGCGGCAGAAGAACACTTTACAACTATATCGATCAATCCGTATTAACCGCAAGAAACTTGGATTTACGTCGTAGAGTGAAGTACAAACAGCGTAAAAAATCAACCCGTACAAGCACTGTGAATAGAGCTTATAGAGAAAATCGTAACTACTCTGATTTTCAAAATCTAGTGAAGGAACAACCGGATTTGAGTGTCGTTGAAATGGATACTGTCATCGGCAAAAAAGGCGGCAAAGTATTTTTGACCATGATGTTCCGAAAATGTTCGCTAATGCTGATATTTTTGCTGGCATCTAATACTCAAAGTGAAGTACACCGTGTATTCAATGAATTGACAGATGCTATAGGGATAGATTCATTCAAAAAAATGTTTGAAGTCATTCTGACAGATGGTGGCTCAGAGTTTCAAGATCCAGAATCTTTGGAATCAACAGGTTATGGAGATAGTCGGACAAAAATTTATTATTGTGATCCTTACAGTTCTTGGCAAAAGGGTATGATAGAGAAGAATCATGAGTACATACGCTTGGTTCTTCCGAAAGGTCAATCATTCGAGGAACTAACTAAGGAACAGGTAACATTATTACAGAATCATATTAATAGCGAAGCTAGAGACAGCTTAAATGGTTGTTCGCCATATCAACTGTCTCAGCTTCTTCTGGATAAAAAATTGCATCAACATTTAAATCTCAAAGAGATTTTACCTGATGATGTGCATTTGAAACCAGAGCTACTTAATCAGTAGCAATAAAAAATAGTCGCACAGGCAGATTTCACTGTATAGAATTTAGTCTTACACTAAAGGCATGTGGAATTTAGTCTCGCACACTATTTTCAGATGCCTCATTGGCATGCAAGAAAGTCTATAAATATGAGCCTGTAATGTAAGTATAGACGATATTGTGGCGTTTGTTAAGCGTCAAAAATGGAAGTTAATCCTGCATAAACAGGTTAACTTCGGGGTAACTGGAAGTTAGTTTTTCATTTAACGGTATTTAAAAAAGATTAACTGTTTGGCTTGGAGTAATAAAGAAGGTAATATTGAGCCTATCAGATTTGACTTTAAAGGTAAAACATATGGTCACATTCAGATTTTATATCATACAACCAATAAGATTGCTGGTAATCCACAACATATATTTGGTTGTATTGCTGAATGTAATAATAGGAAATATGAATGTGAACTTAGATATGAAGTTAAGACTTGTATATGGTATTTATATAAAATATAATCTATCAACTAAAAATTAAATTTACTGAGTAAATTAATAATAGAGAGCCTAGCAGCTCTCTATTATTAATCTAATTTTATCTATTTAACTTCAATGAATGCATCCGTTAGTTTTATATATTGCCCTTCTTTTAAATCAATATATGCGTTATTTTCAAAGTTATCATTAGTTACAATAGTTTCAAGAGTATGACTACTATCTGTTGTCACTTCATAATAACCAAATCCCATTACACTATCTTCCTTCATATTAATTTTGTACTCACCTGCAGGAATATCCACACCAACTTTATACATGCCTTGCTGATATTTATTATCAATAGGTTCGTAAGGTTCTTTATCTTCTACAGAAATAGCTACAGCATTCTGTAATTTAAGATATTCTCCCTCGTTAATAGTCAAATAGCTATGTGTAATAATATTATCATTAGCTATAATGCTATCCAATTCACCACTAGAATCTTTGCTGATTTCAAAATAGCCACCTAATATATTTCCTTTAACTTCTATTATATATTCTCCACTAGGAATATCAGTTCCAACTTTATATGTGCCAGCTTTATAGCTTTTTACTTCTTCCTCTTTTTCTTCTTTTGTTGGTTCATTTTCTTCTTTAGCTACTGCTAAGTCTTCCTTTTTCTTATCTAATGATTCTTCTTTTTTACTTACTGGTTCGGTAGTTTCCATAGATGTTTTCTGCTTCTCTTTATCATCAGTAGCATTATCTGAATTACCACCCATAGCTGAACCAATAATTGCTATAAAAATTATAACAACTACTACAATAAACCATTTTCTTTTGTAAATAGGTTTCTTCATGTTTTTTTCCTCCAATAATTTGATACAATCATTTTATACCAAGTCGGGAATATTTTCAAGATATACATTTTAATTATCTTATTAATGATAATAACATAATTACTAGCTAACATGTTCATCATTATTATTAATAAAGTCTTGTTCTTTTCCTTCTTCAACATCTTTTGAATTTGGTTTATACTCTTCTCCAGCTTCTTTTGATACCTCTTTAAAGATTGATACAAGAACCCAACAAATTTTAATTATATCAATAACAAATGCTACCAGAATAAATTGTAAAATATATAAAATCCATCCTTTAAGTATATAGGAATTATCAATTTTAATTATAGTACTTATGTAAAAGCATACTATTACTAACAAAGTTCCTTCTAAAATTGGACTCAAAAAGCTTTTCGATAATAAATTATAAGTATCATTAGAGCTTATATATTTTACTATTCTAGTTTGGATTAGCCCAAGAATTATAGCAATTATCGTTATTAAAAAGCCTAAGATTGTTACTATTGTTCCAATTAAGGAACTTATAAAAATATCAAATCTTGAAAATTCTAAACTATTAATTTTAAAAATTAAAGATGTAACAAGTAAAATAGTAGCTGAAATAATATGTGGTAATACGATACTTAATGTAACTTTAATTTTTTCCATTAACTCACCACCACTCTATTAATAAATTGTATTTGTTACCTTTCTATATAGATATTTTTTTCTCATTACTTTTATTACACGTTTATATGTAATAACATTTATTCTATCATATTCAAAAGTATCATTATCACGTCTTCTATCATCTAATAAATCTACTTTTTCAAATTTTGGTTCTTCACCATAGCTCATATTCACTTTTAACTCAGATATATCCTTTTCATCATAAAGTTCTTTTATAAAGCAAGAACTTATTCCAGGATCTAACGTTTTCTTTCGTTTCCTTCCCATAGATATTTCACCCTTAAATGTAGTTGCTGCTATTCCGTCAAATGTTTTAAACATATTTCGTAAAGTCCTGCTTTTGATACCTGTATTTACTGCTACACCAAAATTAATACTTCTGTAATTTGCATTTTTATTTATCTTATTTATTTTATTATCAGAGATTTTTATAGGTCTAAGAGAAATAATGCTATCTTTTCTAATATATAAATTATTTAAGTATACCTCAATACCTCCAGGGGATATACTTAAATTATTCCTTTGCATCATTAATATGCAATTTTCTTTATCATAAAGGATACTAAGCGATTCGCCAACATACTTATCACTATCTAGTTTTATCACCTCAAATTCACCTTCTTCATCAGCTATTCCAGGTAATAAAGCATCCCTAAGTCGTAATAATTGAATATCCCATATTTTATTTGATCTATCATAATTTATTTCATGAAACCTAGCTGAATCTCCCATAGTTGGTCTTACTGTTTTCTTTGCTTGTCCATCATCTATAAGTTTTTTTGCTTTCTCTAATAATTTTGTAATATCAAAAGCTTTTTCTTCTGGTTGCTTTCCTTTACGTGATTTCAGTATTCTAACTTCAAAATAATCAAAAAATATTTTTTTCTTTTTCATGTTAATCAGTCCCTTCTAAAGTATATATTAACATGAAAACGCTAAAAATAATGTTATATTATGTCGTTTACTAAAATAATCTTAATAATTAGTTATTATTAATTCTTTATATTCCTTATCTTTATTTTTATACTTAGTTCGTAAATTGTGGGGGCGACTAATCGCTTCAACATTATAGTTTTTGTATAATTCACGTATATGCTCACAGTCGTTGTAAGCTAATAGGAATTTCCCTTGTACGTTATCTAATGTTTCCTTGAGTCTTATATGATCTTCTGTCTTGAACTGCACTTGGTAATACTTTTCAGTACCATAATAAGGTGGGTCCAAATAGAAAAAGGACTTAGGCTTATTATATGTTTTTATAATTTCCTTAAAGTCCTTATTTTCAATAACTACCTTTGATAATCTCTCCTCTACCCTTTCCAGGTGTTTAACCATACTAGATACGTCCTTTTTCACGCATCCATAACTCTGTAATTTAGCTCCGTAGCTTGTTTTAATGATCATAAAGAAACGTGCAGCTCTTTGTATATATGTCATATTTGGTTTGATATAACTTTCTTTAAATTCGTTGAACAATTCTCTTAAATTAAGGAAGAACTTCAATTCTCTTTCTAACTCTGGACGATGGTACTTAACGCACTTAAACAAGTTTACTAGATGATTATTATAATCATTGTAAATCTCTGTTTCAGAATGACGTTCACTGTGGAATAATACCCACCCAGCACCTCCAAACACCTCTATGTACCTATTAAATTCTGTATCTGGGAATCTCTTCACTATTTCCTTTTTAAGATTGTTTTTTCCACCCATCCAACTTATAAAACTTCTCATGTTATCCAATCCTTTCTGTCAAATTCTAGTTTATTTCTAGTCCATTATTTTGTTAACCCCATATTGATATTATTGTGGTTTATCTAATGCAGTACTTTTACCAAAATAGAAAGATACTACCATAAGTATTACGCTATAAGATTTATCTGCATCAATACTACCAGTAATACTTAATGCTATAAATAATACAACAACTAATATAGCTATTATTTTTCTGACCTCTAACAATGAAGTTAATTTTTCTTTCATTAATAAACACACCTTTCTTATAACAATTTTTCTAAATTATATTTTTTAACCAGGTAATGCTCCATTCTTTCAAAGAAAACCATTAATTGCTCTTCTGTCACTATATTCTTAGCCCCTTTACCGTCATTGACTTCTTCAATCCTGAACTTATTCCATGCATCTCTAGCCCATGGTGAAACATCTTCTGTATTAAAACAATCAAGATAATATTTACCGTAGCGTTGTTGATAACGATTCTGTAGAATCTCAGGTATCCTACTCCTATCTATTATGATTTTGCCTACATAGACACCTTCTACATATCTCCCGTTCTTATAACATCCTAGAATGTTGACTATTTTGTCAAAATCCTCTTTTTCTACGGTTTGACACCCAGTACTCCAAGCCCATTTATCACTATCATTAACACTTCTATTATGTAGATTAATGCCACTAGAAATACTTTTATATTCTACATAATCTTTACTGTTTCGGATTACAGGTACACTTTCCCCTCCCCGCTCTAATTCAAAAGCTTTTATTCTTTTGCTTCCATGTAGCTTAGTATATAATGAATATATTCCTACACAGACAGTAGGAGTTTTAGATCCACTATTAAACCTACCCAATGGATCCATAGGAATGTCTGGAAGAGTACTAGCATTTTTAGTAAGGAATATTAATTCTCCATTCTTAAATATTCCAAGTGCTGCACCCATTCTTCCTAATGAATGTAATTTTGTTGCCAAACTATTTGGTTTCCCTCTATAATCTCCAAGTCCTTCTGCCAAGATTGTTACAAACTCTTCTTGTTTCAGTTTTGGAAATTTTATTATATATGAATTATATAATTCTATTATTTTATTCATAATCATTCTCCCCTCCAACTTTTTCAACTGTATCTTTAAGTTTAATGAATGCCTTGCTTAAAAAGTTTGGTATGGGTACACCAATTCGTCCCAGATTCTCTATTAGGCTTATTGCTTCTGTACCAATTAACCAACACGTTACAACTAACGTAAATATACCTTTAAATCCTAGTTGTATTCCTGCAGCTGTATTTCCCATATAATAGATAATATAATCTAAAAGTATAGCCAATCCCACAAGTATAAGATATCCTATTTTTTTACAAACACCAGTAAAGCCTCTTTTAAAGTTTATCTTACCAAGAGATTTACTCGAGTCTATTTGTTGTTCTATATAACTAGCTAATACTCCTGTTGCATAATCAACAACCATTAAAATAGCTAATACTATTACTAATTCTGTAACAGAGTTAGCAATAAAAGAAAATATTGCTCCACACATTGCAAAAAAACCTCTGCCTCCATTTACTACTGCTTTTTCATTCATATTCATCATTCCTTTTCTTATTTTTTATATAATAAAAGCCGGGTTTAACCGACTTTTTATTAAGCTATCATATGAAGTTTATATTGATTATGTATAATATTAGTATTAAGTTTTGCATATACCTGTGTAGTTTTAGGACTTTCGTGTCCCAATAACTCTTGGACCACTTCAAGCTTGGCACCACTTTGTAATAACACTGTTGCAAAAGTATGCCTAAGAAGATGTGGAAAAACCTTTATATTAACTCTTTCTCCTATAGTTGTTATTTCTTTTTCAATAGCCCTAATTTTAAGATAACTGTAAGGTTTTCTCGTACTTATAAATAGATAATCAATTTGATCAATTCTACTCAATAAGTATTTTTGAAGGTGGTACTTAGCCTTATCTGTAAAATAGCATATTCTTTCTTTTCGTCCTTTACCTACAACCTTAAGCTGTAGTCTAGACCAATCAATGTCACTTATCTTCAATCCTACAACTTCATCAACTCTGCACCCTGTAGCAAGTAAAAACTCAAATATAGCTCTTTCTCTTAGGGTTAAGCAAGCATCTCTTAATACCTCTATTTCTTCAAGCTTTAATGGATTTCGTAAGTTCTTATCTCGTTTAGGATATTTAATATTTTTCATAGGATTTTTATGTATATATTCCTGGTCATATAGCCATGAAAAAAATGTTTTCAAACATGCTATATACGTTTCGTAAGTACTGGATGCTTTTCCATCCATTAGAGTAGCCAAATACATTTTAATATCTATTTCAGTTATACTTGATATTATTCTATAATGTGATTGAGCAAACAAGTCCAATATATACTTGTAATTCTTAAGCGTTTTCATGCTGAGACCTTCAAGCTTTTTGGTAGCTAGAAAATAATAGATCATATCCGGAATATCAGTTGTAGTGACTTCATACTTTTTCGATGCTAATTCATAATCATTTAACACTACCTCAATAGCATCTTTCAGAATGACAGTATTTACTAGTGGCTCAATTTTAAGTATTTGATCTACAATACGAATTACTACCTCATTATTCAGTTTTTGAGAATTCAAAACAAAAATACCTCCTTTGAGGACATTGCCCCAAGGAAGGTATTATGGTATAATAAACTTGTCCTTAGGGACCGATTGAGGGAGTCTGAACTTTTAGCGGAGCAAAGGCTCCCTCTTGTTATGTCCGTTCTTATTTTGTTCTTATTTTGTTACTTATATTATACCAAACATTTGTTCTTTTTTCAACGCAAACCCTTGATTTCATGAGGTTTTATTGTGCAAATCAGTATCCTATGACGCACTAACTTCACCTAAAATCATCTTCTTTTGTTCTTCTGTAATCCATCTTTTATCTACAGCTTTAGCTAATCCAGTTTCGTTAATTAAACCTTGTTTATATAGAAAAGTTAATCGTTCAAACATATATTATACCCCCATTAATGAATCGACTAATAATTTGTCAATTATTTTTTCTTGTTCCATTACCGTTTTCTCAAGATCAAATGGTTCTTGATAGTTTTCATTGACTATAAAATTACCGTCTACATATTTATATTTATATGGCTTTACATATTCTGGTGCAGTTACATTCTTATACCATATAGCGTCTAAATACTTAGGATATAAAATGTGATTAACAACATCAATAAATCCATCAGCTACTTCTTCTATTTTCTCTAAACTTATAACAATATTTTCTTTATCAACTAATATCATAAATTACCTCTTTCTACCATTGTTGGATTTTAATTATATTTCCGTCAATTCCATTTTGCATTGCAACTCCATTAGTATTTTTACAAGCCTTTAATCGCTTGATATTATGTGTATTATATTCTGTTGGTTCTGAACAACAACAATATATTTCATCTGTACATACCTTTATTACGTTGGATGATGTAGATAATCGCACATCACCCAAATTATCTGCGAACCTTTGATTAATCTTAACAACAACTTGTTCCTCTGTAGTTACGATATCATAGTCTATGATATCGTATCTATCAGATTTAAAATATTCAGCTAACATTCTTAAATTCCCATTTTTTAATTCCACAACATGCCTTGGGTATCCTGTTAAAGAAACACTGTTACCACACAATGTCGCTATTGTATAATCATTATTAAATTTATATACACTCACAGTAGAAGTACTATCTATATTTACCACTAATAATGTATGAGAATCTAGTAATTTAAAAAATGGTTTTGAATACTTACTTTCTTCAATATTTACTTTAACCATGTTGGTGATAGAGCCTTCTATTACCGTAAAAATCCAACTATATGTATAATTGTAGGTTGCTGTGCTTAAAAAATGTGTCTCGTCTAACTGTTTATATGTAGAACAATTCGCTCCATTTCCTAATCTATTACCACTTACTGGAACATAACTACCTACCGTAACCGAAGTTGGACTAGTAATAGTTAACATTGCATATTGATTTGTTTTATTATCAAAATAGTCATTATGCCCCACTAATATAACATGATTTTCGTCTACAATTACAAAATTACTAGTTTTCATCTGTTGATATGAATAATCAAAAGAAAATTTATAATGGTTAATTATGGTATTTGTTGCTAAATCAAATGTTATTAAAGCACCTTCCCTTCCATAAGAGACTATTGCTCTATTTTCTGATATACATGCACCACACAAACAACTATTAGTGCTTGTTGCAATTGTAGTTTCTTTTGTAAAAAATCCATTATCATCAATTTTAACTATAGATATAGTGTTATAATCAGATAACAAAAAATAATTTTCATTTATCTTAATTATATTACATCGTTTACTACTATCAGCCAAGCCGTATTGACCCACTTTATCAATCATTGATATGGCTGGAGATACAGTATCACCCAAAACTTTTACTAAATCACCACTTTTTATAGATGTATCGCTTTTAACAATGGCTAACCTTTCTACTGCATCCTCAATCTTTATGCCCCCACCTTTAGGAGCATAAGTAAAAAAATCTGTTTCTTCTACCACCTCAACAAAACCTTTGCTTAATTCTATGACATTGACATTTTCTATGTCTTTTAAAATCTTTTCTGTAGTTCCACTATCTAGTGATATTGTTATGTCACCACCACTTAGATCACTATTAAGTTTAAAGAACAACCTTTTTGTATCAGATTGTCTTTGTAGTTGAATTTGAGTTCCTACTATTGTAGGTATTTGATAAGTATCTGAATCACTTTTATAGTTCGCAATATCAGCCATAGTTGCATTAATTTGCCCTATATCTTTATGCGCTTGATTAATTCCTTCTTCCATATTGTTAAAATTAATAGAACTCATAGAAGTACCTTGTTGTATTGTTTCGCCATGCTCTGGAATTAAAGTTATTGTATCATCATCATTTTTTACTTCTCTATACCTATTTGGATATTCAGTAATATGATCTTGCCATTGAGTTTTATTGTATTCCATTATAACCACCTACCCTTCTTCGATACCAATAATAAAACGATATAAAAGGCTTTCTTGTTTGATCTTTATGTTTTCTGACTTAACTAGCCACACTTCATCATTTGTATTAAATATCCTTACTTCTGATATCATTCTTTCATTTTCAGTGTCAGTATTATCTATTAGCAAATATACTGCTATTCTTCCATCTGTCAGTCGTTCTTTTTTTTGTACTGTAGTAGGATAATAAGTTCCATCCAATTTAATATCTGCTGATTTTATAATACTTTCCGTATATTGTTTATACCCTTCTAGAGCTATCTCTGTAATCAAATTGCATCACCCTTTCTTTACTGTTGATATTATGGATACATACCAGCATTTAATGTGCCACAGTATATGGGCTTGATATTAAAGTTATCCGTCTCAATTGAGAGTTGCACCTTCCCATTACACTGATAAATTACGTTATCCATATGTGCACTTTTTCTTTTATATGCGTTCACTGCTTTTTCTATTTCTGAATATCCTGCTCCAACTCTTGAATGAGTTGTATCTAAGATTATTCTAAATGATAAAGGTTCACCAGCATATTCAAACCATTCTTCAACATAACTATTTGGGTGTAGATTTCCAAGTGCTGTTTCGACTGCAAATTTAGTACCTAATTTCTTATGAACTTTAACACTATCTTTTATCAATGCTCTTTTAGCTTCGATTGGATATGAATAATCGTACCAATCAATATGTAAATCATATGCTAATATATCTAGAACTTTTTCCTCTAAATCGTCAATTCTAGCATATATTATACTTTGATTAGCCAATTCATAATTCTTCTGCAACTCTTTCCCAATAATATTTGCAAGTGCCAGCATGTTATCATCTTGCTGCAAACTAGGTGGTAACATTCGTGTAAGATCAATATCATATATAGTGTTACTCATCTTCCACCCCTCCATTTATTACATTAGAACTTTGAAGTTGTGCCACTTTATTTTCTTCTATCACAGCATGAATTGGACTTGTAACTGCTACACGTTTAATTCCAGTTTTCATAAGTAATGCAATTAAATAAGATGGGTTTATATCTCTCCCCATCTTTTCTGTCTGCCATGCCTTATATTCATTTACCGCTTTAGTAACTTCTTCAGCAATTATTGTCCCACTATTAGCACTCATCTTAGGAATATAATAAGTTAACTCAATACTAAATGTTATGGTATCTGGAGCCAATACTGTTACATTATCTCCAAGTGGTCTTATATCATCTGCAGCTATAACGGATCTAATGTCATTCAACACTTCTTCACTAGGTAATACTCCATCTGTAAGCAGTACTCTTATATCAATTTCTCCCTTAGTTGGAGAAGTAACAGAAACATCTGCAACTTCGGATGAAACTGTTTCTACATGATATTTGTATGCCCCTTCTGGTCCTGCAGTAGAAAAACTTTCCATACTTTCACGCATACGTCCATAGAACGCTTCATCTGTCTCTTTTCCTGCTCCTCCTGCACTTGTCGTTATATTTTCAACCTTTTCATAATAAGGAAATAAATCCACAAGCTTAGTTATTTGTCCTGGTATAAAATCATTTCCTATCTCTCCTGCTGTTTGACATTCTGCTAATACATCACCAGTTAAGTCACCAACTTTTATGTAGAGGTCTTCTATTGTAGCAAATGTTATGCCACCATCAACTGTTACTCTTGTACCCATTGGCACAAGCTGTTGAGATTCAATAGTAGTAGACAAATGAAAACGAAGGGTTGTTTTTGCCGCTTTTTCATCAAGTCTATAGATATCCTTAAATATCTCACCAATAGAATCTAAGTATTCACCTTTAGCATACCTTGGAATATTTTGTTTTGCAGAGTTGTCGATGATAACCCTTTCTTGTATGATTATATCTGCAACCCAAAGAATAAAAAGTCGTATTGGATCAGCTGGGTACAATATTCTTCCTGTAAACATTTCATATGACTTTATTAAGCTGTTTACAAGTATTTCAGTATCTGTATCAACAAAGCTTATATTGGGATAATCTTTATTATTCTCCATCTATTATCACCTCCACCTGTGGTATCAGTTTCCCATCTTTTATATTCTGCTCATCCTGAACAAAGCTAATGTTCCTAACTACAGCTCTAGGCTCATATTTCTCTATTGCATCTAACACTTCTGATACAAGAATAGCTCTTGCAACTGGTAACGGTTTGTCTATAAACCGTCGTGGAAGTCCAAACCCTCTATCTAAAGGAACAGTATATTGAGGAGTTGAAATTATCATAGCCACATTTTGCAAAACTTCTTCAGTCAATGATTCTGGCGATAAATTTATTATATTTTTTTGATTTGCTACTACAATGTGTGTCATATTCTACCTCCTTGTATACTCTTTAAGAGATATTGAAACTTTTGCTACTACTAAGTTCCCTTTGTTATCAAAACGTTCTAGATCCTTCGAACTCTTCTCAATCGTCCATTTATACTTTCCATATGCTTTGCAACCTATCACTAAGCGCAATACTTTTCCTTCTCTTTCTGCATCAAGTAGTTTTGTTATTTCCTCAATAGGGTTAACACCTAGGAATGCTGAAAATTTTATGTTAAAAGTTATTGTATCTGGAAGGACTCCAACAAATTCAATCAGCGAATCTTTTAAATGCCTTTCATGTGTAGTATATTTAACACCACTATTCCATTTCATATCGTCAAATGTTCTAACTGTATCATGAGATACTTCAAATATAATATCTCCTAGACTTCCTATAATAGCCATATCAGATTCCTCCTATAATGAACCCGTCACTTCCACCATTGGGTAAGTATATACATAATACTAACTCCCCGATGGAAGGTATCCACGGTTTAATAGTTGTCTCATGAGTGTGATCCGATACCGTTTGAATGGATATTACTGGAGAACATTTGAGAATTTTTAATGGTCCTGATATGAGATTCTTTTTATCGGTAAATTTAACACGAGCTGTTCTAGTTGATTGATCTATAGAACTAACTGTTCCAACCCGAACAATATTCTTTAGTACTGTTAATTCAGTTAATCCCATTAGTACCCCTCCAATACACAACGTAGTTTAATCGTAACGGTATAACCACCTGTAAGATTATGTTTTGCAGTTTCCACTATATATTTACCATCAAATGCACCATATCCCACCACACCTACTGTCACTCCTGCAACTAAATCTACATCACCTACAAGAGTAAATTCTGCTATATATTCATGTTTATTTTTTCCCCTTAGTCTTTTCATAGCAAGTTGTCGTGCTTCTTCACGACTATTTACTTTTTCATTGATTTCTAACACCTGTCCACTACCATCTGAATTTGCCGGTTTATAAGTATACTCAATGGTATTGCCATTTAGAGGGTCAGTATAACTTACATGACAACTACTATAGGCTGTGTCATTGAAATTCGTTGAAAACTTGTAATTCTTTACGTCAGACTCACCATGTTTAATGGTCCTAATGGGATCTTTTTGTTCATATACTGCTTCATCAAATAATACAATGGTTTTGGCTGTTACCTTAAGCGCTATTCCTGCATCTTTACATAACGATTGTAAAAATACAATGTCTGATTGCTGTACTTGTTCACGACGGTTATAGTATGGGTCATATGTGGACTCAAACATGAACTTCATGCCATTATTGTTAGCCACTTCTTTTACAACAGATGATAGATATATATTTTCCCATGCCTTTGTCTTTGCTTGCATTCTTATAGTTGATGTATATGGAATAGATGTACCTTTTAAGTTAACTTTAGCTGGTGGTCCACTTGCATCTACGCTATCAAGTTCAAAAACACCACAATCAAGTACTTTATCTTTCCCACTAGAATCCCAATTCTTCTGAATGATATGTGCATGGATCATTGCACCTTTTGCACCGCCACTTTTGGTCATAGTATCTTGTTTTGAAACTATTTTTTCTACTTGACTTTCTTCAAACCAGCCCTTTTTATCTACATGTATTGGATATGGAATCCCTTGTTTAGTATTGAGAGCTGTTACATTCTTCTGATAATCTACTAAACTATTACCTGGTTCACCATAACCATAACTACTATATTGTGGTTTACCATTGGCAATGACTTCATCTCCTATTTTCCATCCATTGTCATTAATTGATGGAGTACTTGGTTGAGCCGGTGTATTTAGCCAATCATTTAACCAAACACCTTCTCGATCATCTATTGTTATTTGTATATCATCTGCTTTATCCTCTTCATTATCGATATAAGACATGGTTAAGAGATACTTGTTAATATCTGTGCTAATATCTACACCTTCAAATTCAAGTCTTATTTCCACCCTTCTTGCCATCTGTATATTACTCATAGATTCCCTCTTTTCCAAGGTGGTAATAATGGCGAAATCTGTTCTACAGCATCTGGAATGTTAATAATAATACCTGCAGGGAAAACGATAATATCCTGGTATTGTAAATTATTTTTTATGAGCTTATCTGTATAATTCTCGTTACCAAGTGACTTATAGGCTATTGTATCCCACATATCGCCTGCAACCGTTATATACTGTTTACGCATATCGATTTCTCCTTTCATCCTCTTCCTGCTGTCTTATTCTTTCATTGATCATATACAATAGATTTTCATTATTTTCCTTTAGTTTTTCATCCAAGTCCTCTGGTGTCTCACCACTTATATGAATAACAGGCTGATTATGGATGGTTATATTCGGTAGATTTTGTAATGAACTATTGCTTACTGATGGTACTTCATTAACTCCAGAACTAATGTTTGAACTATATGCAAGCTGCAACTGTGGCAAAAGTGATCTTGTGTTCATTCCTAATAGTTGACCTGTTTTCAACCATAGTCTTTTAGCATTACTACTTCCATCAATTGGTATGGCTGCTTCAGGTGATTTTTCAGCAAACGTGGCAAGGGTTGGTTTTGTGATAATACCTCCTGTAGCATAGCCAGATATCTTTTGTCCTTGTTGCATAATAAGTTGAACTCTTTTTGATGTAGGTATCTGGTCTAATTTCTTAATAAATCCATCAATGTTTTTTGTAGCTTCTTCAACATTTATTGTCTTTACTTCTGGTACATCTTTAACAGCAAGCCCCAAATCACGAATCTGCGCTGCTGCTGTTTCAATCTTTGGTTCTAATTCTTCTATCTTTTCCTTTAATTCTAGCGCTCTTTTGCTTCCACCCTCCCCTTTATCTTCAAGGGTTTTAAGCTCGTTATTCATTGTCTGTAGTTTCTGCGATGCAGTATTGAATCCTCCACCTAAATCTAGTTCTGTTAATTTGACACTAGCATCATAATACTCTTTAACAGATTGAGTTGTTGTTGATAATTCATCCTTAGTTTTGGTTAGCTTATCAACAAGCGAAGATACATTTTTATCATATTCCATATATGTAGTGGAAATTCCAGCCATGCCACTTCCATTAAAGCTCCATGACTTGCCAATTGTTTCCCCTAGCCTTGATGCTCGTTCTTCTAATTCTTTTAACTTGCTTGTTAATTCTTCTTGACTATGATCTTGGGTATAGAACACTTCCCATTCTTGGGTAATTTCCTTTAATCCGTCGCGAACTTGTTTGCTGGCATCATATTGTTCACGAAGACTTTCTGTTTTTTCATTGAGCTTGGCAATCTCTTTCAAAGCATCTGGTAGCTTTTGTTCTGCTTCATACTGTTTTTGCTCGTATTGAATCCTAGCCAACTCTAACTCTTTATCAAGCTTCCTTTCTATGAAGTCAAGGTTCTCTGAAATCTTGCCATTCTCCTGATCATAACGTGAGATAACATCTGGATTCTGTTCTATTAACAGATCTTCAATCTCTTTCATTCTTTCCTTTGCTGCAGCAGCTTCTTCTGTAGATGTGGTTACATTCTTAACTTGTTCTTCCAAGTTACGATATTCGGTAATTAAATCTTTTGTTCCTGATACCTTGTTATTTACTTTATCAAAGTTATCAGCAGAATCACCTAAATCTTTTGAGAAGTTGAGAACTTGTTGTCTAGCCTTTCTTTGTGCATCTTTAAATAATAGAACACCAGTTGTCACCGCTGCTATTGCTCCAATAGTAAGTCCAACTGGACCAGTTAATAAGGAAAATGATCCTTTTAAGAGGTCTACTGATTTCTTCATACCCGATACACTTTTAACCGCTTCTGTACCAGTAGTAATCACATCCCCTTTAAAGAGTTTTATTGTCTTTCTTACTGCTAGTACTGCACCCTTCATCTTAAGAAATCCAAGTTTTCCAAGAAGTCCTCCTGTCTTCAATGCTATCAGCCCTGTACTAAGCTTCATGATACTCTTTATTGTTTTTGGGTTTTCCTGTGCAAACTTTGAGAGCTTTGTTACTAGCTCCGTAAGCTTCTCTGCACCTTCACCAACTTCTGGTAAAAATGTATTACCAATAACAAGAGATAAATTTTTGATAGAATTTTTTGCTTTATCCGCTTTTGTTTCGTCTGTATCCATCATTTTGTTAAAAGCTTTCTCTGCCACTCCTGTTGATTCTGTCATTTCTTTTATAGAATCATTGAATTTCTCTACTCCATCGGACATGATGGTTAATGCTGCTTTTCCTGCTTCTTGACTACCAAACATATCAGATAGGTTAAGCTTATCTTTCTTAGCTGAATTGTTAAGTATTTCAAGAACGCTAGCTAAGCTTTTTCCATCTTTCATAAGTTCTTTAAAACTAGAACCCGTTGTCTTCCTTAATGCCTTGTCTGATTTACTACCCGTTTTGCCAAGTTCATTGAGCATACTATTCATATAAGTGGTTGTTTCAGCTGAAGCAATACCTTTACTTGTCATCTTGGCATATCCTGCCCCAAGTTGTTCAAGAGCCACATTGTTAGCCTTAGCAGTGGGTATTATTTTACCCATTGTAGAAGCTAGTTCAGCAACTGTTACCTTACCTTTATTTTGTGTTTGGATGAGTATATCAGAAGCTTTTACCGATTCACTTGATTTCATTCCATAAGCGTTTAATATGGTTGTTAAGACATCAAGTGCTTGACCTGTTTCTGCGAAACCACCTTTAGCAAGCTTAGTTGCCTGACTTACAAATGCCACAGCATCAGCTGGCTTTTGCCCTGCTGAAATAGCATTATACACATCTTCTGCTATTAAAGTAGCACTTACTCCCATAGAGTTTGATAGTTTTAGAATATCTTTCTCCATAGTTTTTAGAGAAGAATAATTCACCCCTGGCATTGTACTTATCTTTGCTATAGATTTTTGAAACTCCATAGAGCCTTTGATAGGTCCTGCATAAATGGCAGCTCCAACTGCTGTCATAACCCCAGCTGTTTTCAGTAATTCTCTTTTTGTCTTCGCAATATTTTCTTGATTTTTACGTTGTTGGGCTGTTAAGCGTGCAATATCCTCTTGTCTCTTTTTGATAGTTTCATAACTTCTTGCTAGTTCTCTATTGGATGATTCTAAATTATCAGTATCGACCCCTGCCCCTTGTAACTCTTTCTTTAATTCAACCAACTTGTCTTTTTGTTCATCCATCTTAGATGTTGCTTTCTCTATTTGACGAGCATTCTTTTCAAATTTCTTCCTTAAGGATTCTGATGGTGTCTCGGTTTCATTTATTTCTCTTTGAAGCTTCTCATGTTCTTCTCTTAAATCTTCAAGCCTTTTCTGATTGTTTTTAATAGCATCCGATTGTTTCTTGTAGCCATTAATCTTTCCAGAAGTCTTATTAATCTTTCCTAAGTTATCTTGAAGTTGTTGAGTTGTCTTCATGGCTGACTTAAAGGAACTGTTAAAATTAGGACCTAACGCCCCTTTAAGTTTGAATAAAAGCTCATATTCTTTTCTTTTTCCACTAGCCATTAATTCACTTCCTTCGAATAAAAGCAATTACCTTAACAGATAATTGCTTTTTGTATCCTGTTCTACTTTTGTTCTTTTGCTAAGTCGTTAAATTCTTCTATCCACTTTATTAATTCATGGACTGTTAAACTTAAATAAAATGTAATAGGGGTATAGGTAAGCTTAGCAAGCTTAATACTTTGTTGTCTGAACCACTTGGCAGGGTTAGTATGTCTTAACCCAACTTCAGCAAAAAATATCTACACTCGTTTGTAATTATATTAAATTCATAGAGTGGCAAATTTGCTATAACATCTGATGCCACATTTGATGCACGAGCTGCTAATCTATATTGAAGATTTCTAGATACTTCTGGTGAAATAGCATATTCACCCTCTGCTCCCATCTCTGCTTCTACATTAAGAAAATCTTTTCCAGTTAAGTCATCAAAATAAAAGTTAAGTGTCTCATATGTTTCTCCTTCATACTCAAATGGCTCTCTTAACTTATGAGTATAATTTGCTACTTTCTTTATTTTTCCCTCATTGACTGTTACTACATTCATGTCATCCATAATTTTACCCTCCTATTTGCTATTTTCCAAGTGCTTTTCTTACATCTTCTAGATAATCAACCCCATTAATAAAGTAAATGAAATTTATAGGATCAATCTCCATAACCTTTTTACCTTCTAAGAAAGTGGCAAAATAAGATACTGAAAATTCTACAGATGTATCTGTTGGAGATGCTGGCGCCAATTTACCGGGGCTAAACTTTGTAGGTGTTACAATAAGTACATGCTTTATAGCTTGTTGCTCAAGCCTACCTGTTGTATTATTTCTATACTGTTGTGCTGCTCTTAAATCAATTTGGTGATTACGAGGTTCTGCAAGCTTCATAGCATCTTTTGTGGCACTTCTAAAATTAAGCGTAAGACTCATTGCTTCAATATGCCCTGCAAACGTACCATTAATCGCACCTGATATTCCAGCACCTTTTATTTCTTCTGTAAGTGTACTAATCTCTGGTAATGTTACCTCTGCTATGCCATAGAACTCTGTAGCATCCTCATAGACTGCAAAATTAGTTATACCGTTACTTACTTTCATAAGCTATTCCTCCTATCCGTTTAATGCTGTATTAACATAGTTACTATCATATTCTAAGACAAACTCAATTTCTTTTGCTGGGCTTGGTGGAGTCATATAGATATGGAATACTATTTTTCCAGCTGCTATTGCTGATGTACTATTTTCATCTTCTTTAAATTCTACTCTACCACCTAGTAGCTTCTCTTCTGACGTGAGCCCATTGAGCCATATATTAAGACTATCTATAATAGAATCAATCAAACGTCGTTTTATGTTACTATCTATCTTTGACCAGTACATTAATATAATGCTATTTGATACCCAGCTAAACATACGAGAGACAGATATAAAATAATCTTGTTCATTGGTATTGCTTGGGTAACAAGCACACTCATTTCCCCAGAGAACAAAACCACCAACGAAATTAAGTGCTGTAATGATCCCATTTGAGTTTAAGTAATTAGCTTGCTGTAGATCAATAGCAACCTCTGTCCCATCTTCAAGAACTGTACTATCAATTTTTAGTGGTTTATTAGATGGACTTTCATAAGGACAATTATTTTCAGTATCAACCTTCGCTATAAGCCCTGCTACTTGTGTAGACATATGAAAAACTTTATCTCCTAGCTTACACATAGGATAACAAAGCAATTGATTCTTTGAGTTAATGTTATTCGTTTGCTTCCATGTTTGAGCATCGGCATAATACGTTACTGTTGTAGTATCCACGTCTAATAATGCCTTACCTTTAAAGATTCCATTAATGTTATCAGCCTTACTATTCATAATAGCCGCTACCGCTGGTTTGTGCGACCAACCTGGGCATATTATTATATCTGGAATAACTTTAAACATGGGGAACACTTTATCAATTAACTCAAAGCCTGATGTTGTTTTTGTGGCAACATCAAATCCACCTATAATTTCAGCTTCAGTGACTTTTGATGGATCAACTGCATCATATCCAATATTCAGCTTAGTTGCTCCTCCTGGAATTGCCCCACCTTCTAGTACTTCTAAAATAAGTTTATCATTGTCATAAAACAATTCATAATCTGTACCCTTAGTGTATGGATCTCCTGTACCTGTTTCAACTTTAACAACAACAGTTTTCATAATAGCATCAAATGGCAAAGATATCTTTTTTTCTATTAAGTCTATATCGGCTGCTGCAACTGTGGTCTTATGATTTTCAGGATCAAGTACATTTAGAAAGATAACAGGGCTTACTTCATAAAGTTTATAATGTGAATACATTACTTCACAAAGACTATACTTTTTCCAATCATCACTATAACCTAGACTTTGAATGGCTTCATTATAAGTTGTTCCCATAATAGGAATATTCGTTTTTCCATCCACTGTGTGTATAGGTGCTGTACCTAACACAAAGACTATTCCGCTTCCTGCTGTTTGTATAGTCGGAATAGAGTTATCAATTTGACGAGTACTAACGCCATGATAGTATATCATGTTTTATACCTCCTTCTTCTGATTAACCAAGTTTATAATATCTCCATAATACTTATGAAGGATATTACCTGGTTGTTTTACTTTTTCTCTTGATTCTCCAAGTTTTTCAACTGGTACAATCAAGTGTTTAACTGGTGGATACTCTTCTATAACATCTTGATAATAAGTTTTAATCTCTTCTCTACTACCACATAAAACTACATTCCTTTTTAGTTTTCCTCCTGGTAGTGATGGTCCAATATAAGTAAAATGATTATACGTTTTACTTTTGGTGTCTGCTTTCTTCTTTACTGCCATATCACATTCGCCTCCCTAGTAATCTCTGGCATATCCCATATCGTTAGCATTTCACCCATGTAATATGGGGCTGTATCGTCAGGATAAACAATATATTCCAATGGCTTTTTAATAAAAAATTGACCCCCTACAATACCATCCTTTAATAAGGCGATTCGTAAACGAGTCAATATGTTCAATACATCCATTGCTCCTTCTCCACCATCTTCTGAATAAGTCGCAACCACAACCCTTACTCGACATTCACTTTCTGGGCTTTCTCCATCCTTTTGTTCATCTTTTCCTGTTATGAACTGCAAAAGAATATATGGAATTTGCTTTGTCTCAGCTTCTTTATCAGGTAGTCGCATTTTATGTACCTCTGGTGGACGTTCTTTTTGTTCTTCACTTGGTTTAGCTCGAATAGGAAGAATTATATCTTTTGTTTGCTCTATTACGAACTTTTTTAATTCATCAAGCAATATGACCGCTGTCATGTGTTAATCCCTCCATTAAACGTATCCATTAAGTATCCTACTTATTTCATGTTCAATACGTTTATCAATTGTTTCTTGTGCTACTTTCTCTACTTTTTGATATACATCTATATTACTCATCATATGGGCTGTAGATGGTCCATATAATTGCATTGAAGTTTCACGTTTTCTTGTCATTCTTTCAAATATACCAACATCATATTTCCCTAAATTTGCTATATATGCAGATTTTAATTTCTTTCCAGTCTCATTTTTAAGTACAGAAACTCTTACACTTTTTTGTTTTGGTTGTGTAGGTGTAGTTTTGAATTTAATAAGTGGTATAACTGTCCCTGCAAACTCAATTCCTCCTTCCAACATACTTAATGTAGCACGTTTAACTTTCATGTTTTGATTACTAGTTATGTCTTTTTGTTTAATACGGTACGTTTCTCTAATCATTTTTCCTGATTTTGAACGTACCGTTGCCAGTGACCGATTAATAGAGTTATAAAAAGCTTTATTTGGGGCTTTTTTAATTCCACCTAATATGAGATTAACACGTTCAATTTGTTCATTTGTTATTTCAATCATTCGTCAAACCTCTCTAAATGAAGTATTATTTCGCCTCCATCATTTTCAGCTTTGTTAATTTTAAAGATATTATCATCAAACTCAATTTGAGCATCTTTTCTTGGCATACAACCAAAATCACTATATAACATATATAACTTTGCATCTACAAGATAAATACCATCTGCATTATCACTTGAACGTTTTTTCCTGTCCTCAGCACCCTCATAATCTATAATTACAGGTAACGTATAAGATTTACCATCATAATAAATTTCTTTATTTTCTGCTAACTCATCAATATTAAAAATAGCATTTGAATCAGATTCAAATAAATCTTTTACATTCATTAATATGCCCCCATTCTCTGCTTATGAAAATAATACCTTCATTTAGCTTTTTCTTGCTCTGTCTTGACTTCCTCCAATGCACCATCTCCAATAAGTTCCTTAGCTTGCTTCTTGGTGATACCTTCTACCTCATCACCAACATCAAAAAGAATTCTTTCACCATCTTTATTTATGGTTCTTATCTTTGTCTTAGCGATATACATACACTAACCTCCTATCCTATTTTAATTACTGACCAACTATCAACATCATCTGGACAAGGTAATGGTTTTGATGTAATACGTACTTTTCTAACTTCGTTTTCATCATCTACCCAAGACTTAGGAACACGTTCACCTTCAATAACTACAAATTCCTTATTCTCTATCTGGCGAACAGCACCATATAATCTTTTATGTTGACCTTTTGATGCAAAGATAACTGTTTTCTCTGGCATCATAGGAACCTCGTTATCATCATCATCAAGAAACCATTCATCATATGAATATATCTCAACACCCAACTCTGGAAGCTTACCATAGAATGTTATAGCATCATTCTTGATGGTTGGCTCTATATTACCATAATTCATCCTACGGTTATCAAGTTTATCTTTTACTTTTGGATGATTAACGAATACATCAATAGCATCACTGGAAAAGACCAATATATTAGGTGCTTTTCCACATTTCTTAATGATTCTTTTCCTCTCATCCTTAAGGTCAGCTAGTGGATCAGATGCTTCATTAGTCCATTTTGCAGCACCAGTAAGAGTTATTCTATTAGTGAATTTATAGTCAACTTGCTGTTCGAATCCGTCTCCTTCCATAAGCACTTTACCATTAAGCATGACTTCTCTACACATCCATTCTTCACGACGTGTAATCATATCATCTAGCTCTATCATGTCAGTAGCTAGCAATTCCTTAGCTCTATCTTCTGGGTCTTTTGCGTTGTATGGATTCTCTCCCATACCTCTCTTTGATAAATCATCAGGAGTCATAATCCTTACAGGTGCTATCTTAGGAACTTTATAGTTCTTAGTAGTAAAACCATCTCTAGTAACAACTACTCCACCTCTTCTTGGTGCTACGAATGGAGCCATCTTTCTTTTACCTTTTTTGTAGTCAACTTCAACCTCTTCAGTTGGTGAAGTAACAGTATTAGGGAAAAAAGTATCCCTAAAAAATGTGTATACTGGCAGCATCTGATTGATTGAACTTAACATTGTCTTAGTTGAATAAATATCAGGCATGATATCAACCTCCTATAATTTTTTATTATTTTACTTTGTATTCTCTAAGTAGATACTTCTATCTCTTAGCTCTTCTTTGAAATCAACTGGTTCTCCATTACCCTCAATTATTAATGCATTCTGATTGAATACGCCAGATAAATAAGCTGTAGTCCTAACATCTTTTACAGCTGAATCATCTCCTGTGTCTACATCATCTGTTAAAACGCATATTGGTTTCTGTGAACCATCTGAACTTGCTTTATTAACAATCTTATATAGTCCATCACTTTCTTTTCTGCCAAGAAGTGTACCTCTTTTCAATACACTTTGTCCTTTTTCAAGAACTATACCTTCAAGGCGAATAGGTATCTGTGTATCTGCTATAAGCTTATCTGGAACAAATTCACCGATAGTATTATGTAGGTTAATCATTACTTGATCACTCCCCTCTTCTTATTGATGAAATCAGCTATATCATTAGCTGCTTCTTCATCTTCTTTCTCTTTCTTATTTTCTTCTTCATGCTCTACTTCCTTATTGTCTTTTGGAACTTCCTGCTTTCTTTGATTCAAGTATGCTTCACCTTTTTTCTTTTGTTCATCAATAATCTTAACTGCAACTTGTTCAGCTGTGATAGGTTCGTCATACTTGGCATTATTGATGAGATCATCCATACCAGGTAATGCGATATCATCAATCTTTTTCATACGCTGTCTCTCGGCGTTTTTACCCTCTTCTAAGACTTCATTATAGATATCAGGATACTTGTTCTTTAACTCATCTTTGTTCACTATCTCTTCACCATCCTCTTCATTATTAACATCGTCTTTGTTATTATCTTGCTGTCCTCCTGCTGCTGTATTTAGAAATACATCTGGTAAAGATGCATTTTTAAATCTTTCCATATCAAAATTGATACCATTTACAATAACACCACTATTGTTCTCAACTATATCAAGCTTACCACTATGAATAACTTCATCAGCAAACCCATTATCAACTGCTTCTGTAGCTGTCATCCATGTTTCTGAACTCATAAGATTAATTAGTTCTTCCTTGTCTTTTCCAGTCTTAGCTTGATAGGTCTCTATAATTGAATCCTTTACCTTGATTAGTGCATTCCTTACAGCATCTAAATCCTGTACTTGATAATATCCCATCAACCCCATTGAAGGATCATGAGCCATAACCATGGAACCAGGTAAAACTTGAATATTGTCACCTGCCATCAATACGATAGTTCCTGCTGATGCAGCCCAACCATCAACTATAGTAGTGACCTTAGCTTTATGTTGGAGTAATTTTGATTTAATTGCTTGTGCTGCAAAAACATCTCCACCAGGACTATTAATATGAACATCTATCTCACTAACATCTCCAAGTGAATCCAAGTCTTCTTGGAATTGTTTTGGTGTTACTTCATCACCCCACCAAGAATAAGTTGATATATTACCATATAGCAGTAACTTCCCTTTAGTAGATGAAATGTTCTGAAACTGCCAAAATTTCTTAGCCTTAGGCATCTTCATTACCTCCTATCTCTCTCATAAGTTTCTCTTCGCTTTTTCTTTGTCTTACAATCCTGCCAAAATCACCCCCAGTAAGTTCTGTTGTCTCTCTGCTTCTTGAACTGAATCCATTATTGACTCTTTCACTAGCTGCCTTAACCTCTTTCAATGGGTCAAGCTGTCCTTGAGAAGGTCCATTCCATTCAGCTCCACAATATGCTTTTCTAACAAGAGGATCTTCAAAGAAACCAGGAGCGTATATCCTTCCTTTTGCAATCCCCTCAGCAAGAAACTCTTCATAGATAGGCTGACAGAACTTAGAAGCAACAAATGTCCTTTTCATCTTGAACATCTTCCAAGCTTCTAATAATGCTCCCCTACTTGCTGAATAGGATGCAGTGAAATGTTTGACTAACATTTCATAAGGAAGTTCAAGAGCTGCACCTATCTGTCTGCATATAGAAGTTACAAAACCATCAAAAGCTGTGTTAGGTCTACCAGGGTCGGCAGTTTTCACACTCTCCCCTTCCCCCAGTGTTATCAATGCACCAGGTCCTAACTCTTGGGAAAGATCATTCCCCTTGTCAACTAGTTCATCCTCTTCAATATTTTCATCATACAGGTCTTCATCCTCTGGATACTCCGAAGTAACGAACACAGTAAACATTCCTGATACAACAGCTGCTATTAATTCAGCATCAGTATATCTGCCAAGTTGTTTCAGACTTTCAATAACTGGTGCTAATATGGGAACCCCTCTACGCTGTTCTGGTCTTTCGAATTCTGCTAGATGAAGTATATTAGGACATCCTGTCTTTTCTCCATATGCATCTACCTTGAACCATTCCATCTTACCTTTATCACTGCTTAATGGATGTTGTTTTGCAATATAATAGGCGATTATCTCTCCATAATCACCTACTTTCACACCATTTATTATGCTCTTGTCTCTTTCCTTTCCATTAGGAGTACATACTCTATCTGCTTCAAGCAACTGTACTCTTAGGTCATAAGGTATATTAGGTCTCTCTATGTAAGGCAACAATACAAAACATTCACCTGACATAAGATAAGATAAAAAAGATAACTGCTGCAGCTGATAAAAATTATTGAACCTCATAGCATCACAATGTGGTGTATCAGCCCATAGAGCAAATTCTCGTTGAACAAGTGCCTCCCATTCATCAGCCTCTGTCTCACTCATGTTGAGAAAAGTTCCATCAATCTGTGCTTTCAATCTTAGTCCACTGCCTACAGTATTGGTTCTAATGGTTTTCAATGCACCAGTAGCAAGTGGAACTCCCATATATAAGTCTCTTGACCTCTCATGTAATAGTTGGAGATTATCGTCAATATCTTCTTTTGTTGAACCTCCGTCAGCTTTCCAACCTTTCATACTCTTTTTCTTCTTACTGGCTCCATAATGACTATAACCAGTATTAAGAAACTCTAGTCTCTGCCTTGCCAATTTTCTCTTAAGTGCAGTACTGGGAGAAATATTAGCAATAAATCTATCAATTACATTCATCTAACCACCTCACAGGTCTCTAGGAATAACTGATCTAAACTTTATACGAGATTTTCTCTTACTAGATAATCTTGTAACTTCTTTCTTCCAATACTTGATACGTTCTGCAATAAGTCCTGCATCTGCTCTTGTATATCTCTTGCTTCCCATCTGATATGATTGATTCTTAGATACTGCCAAATCTGCCATTAACCAAGCTTCCAGATGTTCTTTTGCTACTTCTAAATCTGTCATACTGAAACTCCTTTCGATACAACTTTTCTTTTTCGTTTTTTCTTCTTAGGTTTCTGTCTATAGATATTGCCATTCTTATTAAGTTCCTTAAGCTTCTCAAAGTTAGGATTAAGTATCTCTAGTGCTGCTGTGGCATAATTACGAAGGTCTAAGGCTTCATTACGAGTTCTTTTTTTCTTCCATTCTATTTTCAGCTTACCCTTAACCCACTTTTTTACCTTTCTTTCGCTAGTCAAAGCTTTAAAATAAGCCTCATCATAGCCTTTTCCCTTCTCTATGGGAAAATGACAATAACCAGGCTCACCTTCAAACTTCACTTTTAACCTACTTAGAAGTGTTTCTTTTCCTGTATCTACTCCAAGAATAGTTAAAAGCACCTTTTCTTCATTGTTTCTAGAACTTCTATGTATAAAAGGTATTCCACTACCACCTTTACCTTTTATAGCATATATCCTTTTATGTTCTCTTGCCTTACAGAACTTATAAGCTTCATTGGTATAGTGACCTCCTGTATCAAGACAAGTAGCCGATATCATTAATCTCTCACCTGATGCATAGCAGAACTCACTATCAAGTAATTGTTCTACCTGTTCCCATACAGGTTGTTGACCTGGGTCACCTCTATACACAGCATATCTGATACCCCAACTTTCCTTGCCAATGCCCCAACCAACAACTTCAACTTCTAATCTATCATCCTGCACATCAACACCAGCTGTTAAGACTAAAACATCTTTTGGTACTTGGCAATTATAGGCTTCTCTTCTTTTTAAAAGTTCTTCTTCATTTGCCATCTCACCGTCTTGATCTGCCCAAGGCTCCCCAAGATAAGTATTAATCCATGTTTTTAGAACATCCTTACCTTTTTTCTTGGCATCCTTGAACTCTTTTATAATTGTTTCCCAATGTTCCCAAGGAGAAGCTAGAGCGTTAAGATGAAAACCTCTTTTCTCAATTGATGCACTTGGATTCTCTGATATCCATTTTCCCTTTTGATTCTTCCAGTCATATTCTGTGGCTCTTTCATGACAATAAGCACATTCCATTGTCACATCTTCAAACTTGATCTGTCCCCACTTCAAAGGTTGATACCTTCCACAATATGGACAAGGTAAACACCATTCCTCTTTGGTACTCTTAAGATACTCTTTGTGTATTCTTGATGTATCTTCATCTGTTGGAGTTGATACATAGACTTTTTTCTTGTTGAAGAATGTTTTTGTCCTCTTCTCTGCCAGTGATAAAGGGTCTCCTTCATCTCCTGCACTTAATGGATATCTGTCAACCTCATCTGCCAACAATATTCTTATGGGTCTTGATGAAAGACTAGCAGGTGAATTAGCTCCAACCAGAACTACATATCCACCGGGGAAACCTTTTTCAAGAACTGTATTATCTCCATCCCTTGACTTGGCATCAGCCACTTTGTCATTAAGAACTGGTGTATCTCTAATCATAAGTGCTAATCTTTTCTTAGAATAACTCTTGGCTAGATCAACAGTTGGAAGTAATACCATGATAGGTGCAGGATCATAGTCAATGTGATAACCAATGATGTTATTGATTATCTCTGTCTTACCTACTTGTGCTGATGATTCAATAATAATTGTCTCTGTCTCTTTATTATTGATAGCATCTAATATCTCTCTCTGATAAGGTGCTCTATCTGTATTCCATTGTCCTGCTTCAGCTGAACTCTCTGCTGATAGTTTTCTATATGTATCAGCCCACTCACTAACAGTAAGCTTAGGTGGTGGAGATAATATCTTGACAATATCTCTGAACAGTTTAACTGTCTTCTTTTGTACTATTGGTTTCTTCAATTTTTTCACCATCTTCTACATCTACATATTCATCTGAATAAAATAATGAAGGATCATATTCACTTAACTCCTGAAGAGCTTCCACTACTTCAATTTCAATAGTGTCTTGAATATTATTTACATCATCTTTATATATAAGTCTTGGTGCTACTTTTGATGGGATTGATAATACCTTACTACGAAAATTGGTAAGCATATCATTCATGACTCTCTCAACATCTTCTGTCTTATGCAGCTCACCTTTCATAAGTTTCAATGTCAGCTCTGACTTTTCTCTTTTTATTCGCTCATGCAAAGCTCTTTCATCTTCATAATCAAGTTTCTTTGGTGTTTCTGCTGTCTCTTTTGTTGTCTTGATGTATGTAACATAGTTTTGGACACTGCTCACCAACGAATACTTACCACGAGAGACCCTGACTATAGTTCCCTCTTGTGCTAACTGTCTCACTCTTCTATCTGTAAGCCCCAATATGCTCTGTAATACAGCACTTGAAACTGTGATTCCATCGACTTCATTAGTCTTCTGATTCATTATTTCACCCCTTAGGAAACGGATTAACCCTCTAAAAATTTTTTGTAACTGCTCAAGAACTGGGGTCGGACGTACCCGCAATGGATTTTATTTGCTGAAAGTACCTAAACTTTTATATTCCAGTCTTTGCTACGTCCCTTTTCTAACACTCCCATGCTAGAATGATTTACATTGCATCCACCTTTACTATGATGATTTACCTTATCCTTGTGTTCTAATTTGCTATCATGTGCTACTGAAGCCAACTTACCATCAATATTTTTAGCTGCATCTGTGTTATTCTTACTCATTTCTTTCAATGGATTACACCTCCGTTCCTTTCTATTGAGTTTGACATATGTATCATTCTGTCAATGTCATATGAAATTTTATCTTCTTATTATATAATCCTTTTTTATGTACATGAGTTTTACATCTTGTTTTTATGACAAGCTGACTTACTCAAGACTAATCGTTTCCGTTTTAATAATACTTAAACCCTTCTACAGCTTTATCAACCATTACTTGAGTTAATCCTATATATCTTGCAGTTATTCCAGAATTATGATGATTGTATAAACATCTTAATGTCTCAATATCATGTGTCTGTTGATAATAATGATAACCGAAGGTTTTCCTCATTGTGTGACATCCAAAAGCTTCAATATGAAATTCCTCTGCAACATCTTGTAATATGTTATAAGCTTGCTGTCTAGTTATTGGACCTCTAACACCCTTCTTAGTTTTTTGTCTAGACTCAAACAGATACTCGTAGTCTTGTTTATCCTCTATATATTTATCAAGAATCTTTCTTAGTTCGTTGTTTATTCTTATCTTATTTTCCTTGCCTGTTTTCTTCTCTCTGACACTAATGTATTTTTTATTTCTTACATCTCTAACTTTTAATGGTAAGATATCTGCAATTCTTATTGGAGAATAGATCCCCGTACAAAACAATACATAATCTCTCATTTTCTTAATATAAAGATAATCTTGTATATCCTTTAGAATTTCAACCTCTCGTATAGGCTGCATAGTATTCATATTATCAACTCTTTTATTTTTAATATAACAAAACCTTGGCAGTTTAATTACCAAGGTTTTGTGAAGGGGATTAACTCATGTTTCCTATTGCATATTATAATATCATCTTAGGAAGATTTTACAATATTATAATACCACATCATTTATTATCCTAACCGACATAAATACGACATAAAAGCGACATACATTTTGGGTTATGCATTAAGTTCTAGTTGTATGTTACCTGTTCTTCTATCTTCTATTTGACCAAATATTAAGGATTGCATTGTATCTATGGCACTATCTCGCACTCTTTGACATTGTCTTTCGCATACATGTACCGCAATACTAATTGCAACCCATGACATATCATCTATATAAAACATTTTTATCACAAGACGTTCATCACTCTTTAAGGCTTGTAACGAAATATCTATTTTATTTATTATACTTTCCAGTTTATATATTCTAGCTTGGATATCATCTTTTTTTAGGATACTATTCTCTACATCAGAGTGAAATTTATTTGTTGCTTGTGTTCTTTCTTGGTCATAGGCAATCCCTTTAATTGATTCATCTTGTTGTAGGAGCATTTTATATGCTACTATCATTTTTTTATAATGTTTATAATTCTCTAGCCATTTTTCAATAATTTTGATTTGACTCTGTGCCATGTTTACTCCCCTTCCTTCATGCTATTATCATAATACCCTAACAGCTTTATCATCCCAATACTCATCTGCAAAAAGTTTACGTGTGGTATCTCCATATGGATTTAATGGATTCTCGTTTACATAATCAAAAGGAATATTATTTTCTTTAAGAAAACTTACTGCTTCAGTTAATTCTTTTCCCCCTCTACATGTCCATAAAATAATTATATTCCCTTTCCTTTTCTCTTCTCTGATTCTATTTGCAATATCTTCTTTTAATGGACCAATTTCAGGAAATCTACTTTTTACTATAGTTCCATCAAAATCAACTGCTATAATTTTCTGTATATGTTTCTTAGGTGGAAGCGGTGGTGACGGTGTAGTCTCAAATCTACAATAATTAACTTCTTTATTTGATGGACCTTTAATAATTAATACTACCATGAATATAAAAAATATAATGCTCAGTATAATCAATATGTTCAAACATATCCCTCCCTAAATAGTTCTTTTGTTTGTACTAATGTAATCCATATACTCAAATACTTTCCTTTAGCGATTCAAGTTTTTTTCTTATTACTGTATTCTTATTACAATCTTCATAACTAGCACATTCCTTACAATGTGGAGAATCTGTTTCACCTTCACAATCGCATTGATTATAAAGTTCTATTTGTAGCAGATTCAAATTATGCAATATTGCATCAAGCATTATATTAAGAATTTCTTTATCCTTATTTTTTTCCTTTTTACATCTCACAAGCTCTTCCCCCTTTACAAATCACGAATTGGATTAACTACTTCTTCAAACAAATCCATTGGATTATATTTAGTTTCACCTTGTTTTATTAGATTTTCCTCGTATTTCTTTATTTCCATAGCTATTTTCATCATCTTTAAAACACCTATTTCTTGTAAGTCTATATCTTTTTTAATACCTGTATTACTTGGAGTCATGAATACAATAGCTTCTGTTATATAAAGTGCATTCTCATAAACAGAAAAATCTTCAAATTCCTTATTCACTTCATTTGCAAACTTTCTTCTATTAAGTCTTGGCTTTACTGGTGGTAGTACTCCTTCTTCCCTCATTTCTGCACGAAATCGTTTATTTGCTTCCTTCTCTTTTATAGTCATTCTTTTGTATTTTCTTTTAGCAGCCATTACTTCACTTCCTTCTTTATTCCACTTTAACACGTTTAAAAAAGCTATTTACAAGCTGTTAAAAACGTGTTAAAATTAAATTCGGTATTTTGTGTGACTTTTATAGTCACTCTTTTTTTTACCTACTTTCATAAATTCCCATAAAGCAAGCCATCTTCTGTAATCCTTTCACACTAATATCATCATTATTAGCCGCATTCATATAAACATTAACTGCTCCTCTTATGCCCCATTTAGTAGAATTAGCAACATTGAGCAGATATTCTAATGATTGCTTAGGTATATTTCCAAATATCAATTGAATATCTTCTATTCTGACGTCATTAGTCGATAAAGGATTCCTTATAGCTATACGATTAAATAACTGTGCAAAAGCAGCTTCTTGTATACCGAGTAATTTATCATGTATCTGATGATTACCTATAAGAATAATTCCAATACCTGTTTCATCATAAATACTTCTAACATGTTCAAGTGTCTTATATGGAAGATGCTGTGCTTCATCCAGTATTAGAATTTTATTTGTTCCTTCCAATTTTTCAACAATATCATCATAATATTCATCTTCATTTTTACCACCTTGTAGTCTTAGCTTTCTACATAACTTTTTCAAAAAGGCTTTAGGTTTAGCACATGCAGGTACACAATTAATCTTAATAGCGTCAATATTACTATCCATATAAGCATGAATAGCTTCTGTTTTTCCAATTCCCGCATCACCATAAACTATCCCCATAACCTTCTGTATATGACAATAACTAATAGTGTTTATAACTTTTTTTACAATACTAGTTTCAACAAATTCAATCTTTAATCTTTGAATAAGCTATGTTATAATATTTAAGTTATTAGGAGGAGTTTCATTGCTTATGTTTATTAAGACACACAAAATTGAATTAATTTTAATACTGATTTACATAATACTTATTTGTATGAGTACCTATCCATTTTCTATTAAGTTGCTTACTTTTATCTCTTTTATGGATTACTTTTACATCTACCCCAATAGAAAATGTAATAAAATTTATAAGGTAATTAATATATGTTTAATTTTACTTGCCATAATATTATCAATATATAGTATTCTAAACTTAGTTTTTGCTACGTTTTCTTTAAGCTACGTTATTTTCAACAGTTCCTAAAGAGTATACTCTATCAACTTCGTCTATCTTCTTAGCTACATTATTGAACATCATATGCGCATACATTTGTGTAGTAGCGATAGAAGTATGCCCTAACAATTCTTTTAATGTTTCAATCCTTATACCATCTTCAAGAAGATGCATCGCTCTTGTATGTCGAAATAAATGCGGATGAACCTTTTTTGTTAATCCAGCCTTTTTACCTCTTCTTCCAAAATAATCTTGTATTCCTTTCTTAGAAAGTCTTGTTCCATATTTTGAAATGAATAGTGCTGGAGAATTATCTCTTCTAATTGCCAAATAATCTTTAATTGCTTTTAACGCATCCTCTGAAAACATGCACTCTCTTTCCTTTTGACCTTTTCCAATCACAATAAAACGTCTGCTATCAAAATCAAGAGAATCTCTATTTAATTGCCATATCTCAGATAACCTACATGATGAACTATAAAACAGTTTTGTTAATGCCATACCTCTAATATCTTGCAGTTCTATTAATAAGTTGATAAATTGTTTATATTCAGGCTTTTTTAAGTACGGTCTAACTGTTTTTCTAACCTTAATTTTATCTACTTTCAGGATAGGATTCCTTATTTCTAAGTCCATCTTGATTATTAATTCTTTATATAACATTCCTATATTTGTATGTTTTCTATTTATCGCTCTATCTCCATTACCTCTCTTCACTGAACAGTGCATCAAGAAATTTTGAATATCTTCATGAGTAGCATCTAATAACTTTTTGTTACCCAACCATTCTAAATATAATCTCAAATCATTATCACAACTAGATTCTATTGATTCATCTGTTAAACCTTTTGCGTGACATATAAACTTATATCTATCTAGTAATTTTTTGTTGCTTTCTATTATTTTTTTCAATGTCTATTCCTCCGTATCATTCTAGTTTTTTAAGATTTTCTATCTCAAAACCTTATCTCCTGTCATTTTTGCTATACATTCTACTGCTAACCTTGCTATGTCTTTTACTTCATGTATTTTATTAATTTCTGCTCTATAATATTGAGGCATTTTTATATATTTTGCTTTAACAGAAGCCTCTTCAAGATTATAAAGTATGTGATTGCTGTATATTCATCATTCTTCATTTTTCCTAGTAACATCATGGTATTATCTTTCATACTTTAACCACCTTGAGATTCAAGTTCCTGTATTTTCTTGAGATACTGAACTTGAGTTATTTTTCCTAAGTCCAGTAGATTCTTCAAATCTAACTTTTGTTGGAATATCTCGTATTGTTTACCGTCCGTCTGCTCATAGTTAATAAAACCACTAACAGGCTTTTGCTGTTGCTTTGGTTGTTGTTTTGCTCTATTGGCATATGTACCCTCTAGTATCTTGATGGGATTATCGCTCTTGATTAACCAATCGAAGTTACATGAACACCATATCCCATCTCTACCTGATATGAAATCACTTTGCTCTGCCATTTCAAATATTCTATAGAATCTTTCAATGTCCTTATTTACAACCTTTGATTCATAGAGCCTTTTGATAGCTTTCTTACGCTTGTCTGTGATTTTCAACACCTTTGGTAAAGAGGTACATGTTTCGTTGTACTTATCTACAATCTCCTGACAGATGTTCTTTTTCTTTTCTGGAACTTCGTCTGGTTCGTCTGTTTTTGTATATATATTATTATTACTTGTATTATTATATTTTGTATTACTCTCTTCACAGTTTTCCGAAGGGGGGGTGTCGACTTCTCGAAGGGGGTCTTCGACATTTCGAGGGGGGTCTTCGATATGTGGAAGGGGTACATTATTGTATTCACGATTAAATCCTTTATTTGTTACTTTGATTATTCTCTTGATAATCTGTTTACCATCTTTTATGTATGCGATAGTTATATAACCCTTGGCTTCCAAGGATTTTATTATCTCTGAACATCTATTCTTGGATAAACTAAAGAACTTAGCAAAGTGTTCATTCTTCGCATAGCATCCTCCACTATTATCTAATGAGTCTATCTCAACTAGAAATATTCGCTCCTGCATAGTTAGATCACTTGATAACCATATTTCTTTTGGTATCCATATCCCTTTAAAATCTCTTTCCATGTGTAATCCCCCTCTAATCCTCTTCGTTTAGGATTAAGTTCTTTAATTCATTATCTATCTTCTGAACTTCTGTAACTTGCTGTTTAGTGTTTGGTGTTCCAGTAGCTGTAATAGTCATAACAGTTTCATCAGCTTGTACCAAATTACTAGTCATGTTCTTAGTGCTACTATTTGTCTTGTCTTTACTCAGTAGTAAATCTAATTTGTCCTCTATTCTTGTCATGCTTACAGCCATGTTTCTATATGTTTCATAGAATCTAACTGCTTCACATACGTACTGTGAAGCATTAGATTTATTGTTCAGCAGGTCAAGTATTTCTTTGTTATCCTCATTGAATGTGAGTAGTTTTCTTAGTTTATTACTCATAATACTCCTGCCTTCACTAATCCCACTACTTGGAAGCCTTTTACATTCGCCCACTGGGTATCTTGGTTAGATATCTTAGCATGAGGCAAGTATTTTTTTATATGATCTAAGATGAATTTACTTGTTCCACCTATTAACATGACTGTCATGGTTGATAGGTTGATATTCTTTTCTCGTATCGGTTTTAGTATATAATTGGTTATGTAGTTGTCTATTGAGCTGCTTACCAGTTTTGCACTGTCTTCTTGTAGTTCTCCGTTGATTATGATTCCACCGTTTTTTAGAGCGTTCACAGCTGTTGTGAGGTCATAGTCTTCTCCATAATGACTTGATAAGTCTTCTCTTACTATGGTTTGAAGTACTAATCCACCGTTGTTATTAGAGAATAGACTGCTTGGTGCTGGAACACGATTGTCATATACTCCAAAGTTCATGTTCCTACCACCTATATCTAATATTCCCACTCTCTGGTGTACGAATGTATGAGGTTCTAGGTAGACTATTCCACTACCTTCACATTTAACTATGACTTTTTCTATGTTGATGTTATAAGCTGTATCATCTACGGTTATTGATATTGGGTTATTATCACAGATATATTTCCTGTAATCTTCTTTTAGCTTAGTGTTCTTGTAGATGGCTGTTGGACAACCAATGGTCAATATTACAGTTGGATCAGTGTCCTCACCTGCTATCTTTGCTATAGCTGTAAGTGTAGCTAATTTATGTATAAGGGAAGTCTTTGTTGTGGCGGTGTCATATAATTCTCCTTGCTCTCCGATTATGTATTCATGGTCTTGGTATTTCACCTTATATGATTCACCATAGACTTCCATCTCTCCATTATCCATGTCATAATATCTTGTGTTAAAAAATACTTGCCTGTCTTTGGTCTGAGTGACTTTCCTTCCTACACACTTGGTAGCGTGTTTACCTGCATCTACTGAAATAATGTATTTCATCTATCTATTCCTCCCTTGTTTTGATATAAATATGATATCTATTGAAATAATACTCTAGTCATAATATTGAATATTATTTACTATATTCAACCAAATAATTAAGTATCTCTTTAACTCTCCATAATATTTGTTCCTTTTTCATTTTATGTTATAATATTGTCGAGATAGGGGGTGTGTATTATGGATTGTAAATTTAACATTCAAGATATGGTTCCATTTGTTGCACTAGAAAAACTTAAATCTACTATTGATATTTCCTCTGCGACACCAGAAGAAATGCTAAAAAAGTTTTCCGAATTAGTTTGGGATTTTGAAACTGCATATCATAATGTTAAAGAACATGAAGGTTTTAAATGGACTAATGACACTGAGGACTAATCTGGAAGTATCGCTTGTCCAAGTTTTGCCATAATTTCTAAAGTTCGATATGTTTTTTCATCATGTAATCCTTGTAAATCCTCTGCTAACATTTTTAATTGCTCGTAGAGGATTTCCATTGTATTAATCTTAATTTCTAGTCCACGATTTTTGTATGCATAAGTACGGTGCATATTGCTTTCGTACTCTTTTCTTGTTTCAACATTTTTCTTTTCTTGTGTATCTCCTGCTTTTTTATTAATATTCTTTTCTCTACTACCAGCTGTTTTTTTATCTAATTCTTTCATTTCCTGCTCTCTCCTTCTTTAATTTATCCATTGTATTGCTTCTCCAGTTAATAGTGTCATTGATTTTCCCTTCTTTCTGTTTTCATAGATATCCTATTGATATCCATGTCTTTTATGGAGATATTATATTGATATCCTAGTCAACTATAGGGATATCCTATTGATATCTGAAAGGGGTTAGATATCAATATGATATCCCTTTTTGTGTTTTTGGATATCCTATTGATATCCTAGTCAATCATAGGGATATCATATTGATATCCTGTTCTAGCATGTATATATTTTAAATCTGTATGTGTAAATGGGTTCAAGTGAAAACTTAATTTTTAAATCTAACAATCAAATGTTAGTAATTCACTTATTTCTTTAGCTATAGGTATTACTTTGTCATATTTCTTTTTCTGTATGTATTTGTCTTGTACCTGTTGTAGTATTCTTATCTGCTCGTTGATGATTGCTTCTTGTTTAATGTCTGCCCTGTTCATGTGATTAATGTAATTATGTATGCTTCTTATTAGTAAACATCTATTTCTACTAGTAGCTATGATGATGCCCTGTTCCATTAGCTGATTCACTTTTCTATCAGTTACACCTATTATTGTTCCTATTGTTTTACGATCGGTCTCTAATGTATTTAATTCTTCCAAGTTATTAATATTAATCACATCCCTATAAAATAATCTTCACGTCTTGACCTTCCAATGCTTCCGACAAGTATTCCTTGATACCTTCCATTGCATTGACTCTCCATCCTGTTCCACCTGCTTCAAATAATGCAGCTGCTGGTCCTGTTTTCATTCTGAATACAAATTTGCTGTAAGGTTGTTGTAGTTCAGGGAATGTTCTAAAAGGTGCAAGTTCCACTGGATTAGGAAGCTGTACATCTGCCACCCTTGCTATTCCTGTTCTTGCTGTAACTGTTTGTGTCACTCCATCATCACCAGTGTTCTGAACCATTTCTTCTTTTATGTTGCCTATGATTTTCAACATGGTCTGCATATCAAGATTAGGTTCAAAACAACTTTGTAACATGATGTTGAAACTCTCTGTATCCATGAAGTCGTTGAACTCTACATGTGGTAATATTGCCTTGGCTTCTACTAACTGCTCTCTGTTCCTGTCTTTGTTGAGTCTTGAATATACTCTGACGATACTTGGTGATTTGATATGTATTGTAAGTCCTTCTCCTACTATGTGTCCGTCTATCTGATTGTTGACGTAATCAATGACACCAGTCAAGGTTGTTAGTTGAAAGGATTCATTTACTACTGGATCAGCTATCTTAGTACACTTGTTAGTAGCATACTTGAAACCATCTATCTCCTTTATCTCTGTCTTTCCTAATCCTACTAAATATTCTAATGCTTGTTTAATCATTTCATCTTTCCTCCGATTCATTTATTATTTAACACTTTTATTCAACATTGTAACTTTGTCATTGTCAGTTTCGATATCATCAATTGACATTTGACCTGGTATTCCACCTGTGTATTCTTCTGCTACTAATCTTCCATTAGAATCCTTACCTATAAATATTTCTGTTGTAAGAGGATCAGCTGGAGCCAACGTTGATTTGGTTTGAAAATCAATAGATGCCGAATTTCTTTTCTTGTTAGGTTTTACCTTAAAAGTAATCTGTATAGTTCTAGCCTTATTAGATGTATTCGGGTCACTGATATTTTCTAGCACTTTCTCAAATTCTGCATCAAACTGTTCTATAAGAGCACCATGAGCCATCTTGGAAATATCAAAGTAGTCTATGTTATCCATGTTTTCACATCCTTTCATTATTAGGTTGATTTATTATAAATAATGAATTATAATAAACTTGGTTAAATTATTTAGTACGTCATTAGAGACGTGCTTTTTTTCTGTTTAAGTTCAAGTTGCTCTAGTTCTTTTTTGGCTTTATAGTATTTGGAATATTTGTTCCTTATGTCCACTTCATAATGTGATGCATTATGCTTCCCATAATTAAGAATATCTTCAAGTCTATTTATAAGAATTTCCTCATTAGCCCATGCAAAGCAGCTGTCAGCTATTTTTCTATTAAGTGCTTTGCATTTACCGTCTAATGTACTATTGGCACAGGTAGAACAAGATTTATCCTGCTTGTTCATTAGTAGCACCTGCTTTCTTTATGTAACCATTTTTCTCCATAAAACGCTCTGCTTTACTAAGATTATTAGTAACTTTCTTAGTACCTTCAATCACAGCCACTACTTGTCCGCTATAACTTGCTATGTATCCCAATTCTTTTGTCATAGTATGTTGGTACTCTGTATATCTAATTTTATCCAATGTTATATCCTCCTATTGGTATTGAAAGAACCTTGTTTTAATAGCATTGATAGCCAATCTAAAATTAGTTTCATCAAGTCCTGAAAAAGTGTCAATAACAGATAATCCTTCATGAGAGTTATACAAATTAAAGCCTAATAAGATTAAAGTTTCTGAGGATGAACAAAAATCCACTTTTCCATTAGTTAAGTTTTCAGGTAAAATAACTCTTTCTTCAAAGTCATAAATGAAATAAGACTTTATGAATAGATCATCATTACCAGAAATAATGAAAAACAAAGCCTTTCTTTCAGTATCTCCTGTATATGTTTGATCTCTCCTAATTAGTTGATTAAAACGTTGTTGATGCAATTCATTTAAAAACATAAATATATCCCCTTTCTATATTTGTCCCCTTTCCGATTTATGTTATAATATTGTTGAAAGGGGGTGTAAATTATGGCTTTTCTGCCTATTCCTGCAAAAGATTATTTCAATGACTTCTCAATTGCTATAGAAGACTATGAAATCATTAGAAATTCTGTAAGTGTAGAATCATATCAAGGTATATTCAATGATGATGAGTTTGGGGAACATATCGCATTTCTAATGGGGGCTACCATAGAAATTGGAGATGTTCTAGTAACACCAACTAAAAGTTATATTGTAAAGTCCATTGATTATGATTCATATAATGGGAAACCCGAACTTATCAAGGCTTATTTTTAATTTCATTTCCTACATATAGATAAAATTGTTGTGAATTAGTAGCTATTTTTGATAATATATCTCGTAGGTCTTGTTCACAGTAAGACTCAACTTCTAATTTCATACTTACTTTTATTTTTGTACCACCTAAGAATTGACTTTTCTTTACCAGTTGGTAATTATTTTCGTTACCAACTAATTTTTTATTAAGTTCTTCAAAATTTTCTTTCATCATTGCGTAGGCAATATCTTTTGCGAGAGCTTCCTTCGGACTTTTCATTTCTGCATCAATGTGATTTTCTAATATTTCCGACATATCTTTATAACTTTTCATTGTTTTTTCCTCCTGTTTCTTTTTATTCAAGATTCTTATAACAAGTAATTATCTAAATGCATAACTATTTTTCTTATTTGTTCTGCAATAGATGCAACTAATTGAAGTGGTCGATACAGAAGATAATTTTAAGTAGATAACTTAGTTTTTTCTTTGATTTTTTCTACTTCAAATTTACATTGTGTATTAAGTTTTTGTATAAGTATTTCAAATTCTTTAACCGTAAAGTCCTGTCGCTGACATTCCGCCAAAATATCAGTGACTAGGGCTTTGGCTTTATCTTCTGATTTTAATATTGCAATATATCTTTTCTTCTCTTGCTCTGTCATACCTATTTTATCAATCTCATATTTTTTACTACCAGCTAAAGTATTCTTTTGTCTGATGTCTCCTGCTGGTAAATCAGCAACATTACCATTAACATCTTTTAAATGTTCTAGATTTTCTTGTTTAATCATTTGTCCTTACCTCCTTTCCACTTATACTTGATATAAAGCTGACTTTTTACCTTTAAAAAATAATTCTTGTTTCTGTTCTGTTTTCTCTTTTATTGCTAATTCATTGTAAAACTTTATAACTAATTTTTTAGGATACCTTTCTGTATTACCAATTAAAACTTTTGGGAATCCCTCTTTTTCTGTTTCTGCTTTAATTTGAGTATATGACTTGAACTGCATATATTTTTTTAAATCATCTAAGGTCCATAGTATATCCTCTTCTTTTTGAACTTCTAGTTCTGAAATTTTATTATGCATATTTGAAAGTTGCTTACTAACATCTTCAAAAACCATAATCATATCTTCTAAAATAGGCATATTACTCACTTCCTTCTACTCTATGAATAGCTTTTCTATAGTTGTATTAAAAAGTTCTGCTAGCATATTAGCTTTGACTAAGGATATGCTTCTAGTACCTCTTTCCATAGAACTATAATGCTTATCTGATATACCCAAATATTCAGCAACTTTTTTCTGAGTTAGATTAAATTCTAATCTTTTATTTCTTAAGTTAGCTAAATTTATGTCATTACTAATGACGGTACACCTCCTTTTGTTATAGTAATATTTTCAGAGAATAATATAAGTTACCTGTTGACATTCTCCATAACGGAGAGTATAATATAAAAGAAGAATATAAATAAAAATAAAACAGCGATGTGTTATTTATTCTCTGAAAATAAATATATGTAATAACAATCTCACTAAGTGTTCCCCCAACACTCCGTTTAGTAGATTGTAAGTTTATTATACTCTCCGTTATGGAGTGTGTCAAGAGAATTTTTAACTTTTTTAGTTGTTTACTAAAAAGGTGGTAAAAAAATGAACTTAGGTGCTAAAATAAAAGAATTAAGGTTAAATAAAGAATTACTCCAAAGAGAGCTAGCTACTATATTAGGATGCAGTGAAAAAGCAATATCTAGCTATGAAAGAAATTACAGAACACCTGATGTTAATACTTTAAATAAAATATCAGCATATTTTAATGTATCTGTAGATTATTTAACAAAAGACACTGAAGAAAATATTGTAAAAGAAGAACAAGCAATTTACTCAATTAATAATGAAAATAATTTAGCTGAAGTATATTCTCTACTTAATAAATATTCTAATAGATTTACAAAAGAACAAGGTAACGACTTAAAAGACTTAATAGAATGGTATATTGATAAAAATATAAAATAAAGGAGATGCATAATATGGCTCAAATTATAAAAAAGAAAAAAGGCTACGGTATAAGATTCTATATCGATGAAAAAAATAATAAAGGACAACAGAAAAGAATATATTTGAAAGGACCATATCAAACAAAAAAAGAAGCCAATAACGCTATGTTAAAATATATTAGTGAATATAATCAAATAGGTCAAGCTCCTGATGAAAACATCACTATAACACAATATATGGAATACTTTTTTGATAACTATGTTATAACTAATACAGCACCTAGAACGCAACGTTATTATGCTGATATAATAAAACTATATATATTGCCTCAATTAGGAGAATTAAAGCTCTGCAATTTAAAGCCATCACATTTACAGTCTTATTATTCATATCTCATTACACCAGCTCAAAGCAATGGTGCTAACTTATCTAAGAGCACAGCCAATAAACACCACAAAGTTATATGTAAGGCATTAAATGAAGCAATGAAGTGGGGTATTATTCATAGAAATGTAACTCATTCTGTTAACCCACCAAAACCTGAAAAAAAGGAGTTCTCAATACCTACACCTATCCAAGTTAATAGTATTTTAGAAATATGTAAGGATAAATATTTACCAGCATATATGCCTATTTATTTATCAGCTACACATGGGCTTAGAATGGGTGAAGTATGCGGATTACAAGAATCTGATATAGATTTGAAAGAAAAATTTATATATGTAAGAAATAATTACCAAAGAATACAAGGGAAAATGACGTTAACATCCCTTAAAACTTCTAGCAGTAAAAGGAAAGTTGTGATTCTTAATGAGAGTATCTCTATACTACAAAAGTATGTACTTCAAATAAAAAAATATAAATTGTTATGTGGTCCATTATGGAATGAGAATAATTTTTTTTGTAAGTGGACTAATGATGGTCGTCCTGTCACAAATGATTATGTAGGAAGAGCATTCAGAAAAGCATTAAAAGAATTAGGTATTACAGGAATTAGGTTCCATGATTTAAGACATTTTCATGCTACAGAACTATTAAAACGTGGTTATAATCCAAAGATTGTAGCCGAAAGATTAGGGCATTCAACTGTAGAAATGACATTAAATATTTATAGCCATGTATTACCTGACATTCAAAAACAAGTTGCAAACGAAAATATTTTAGGCATAAAATAG